CAGATGCCCTACTACCCGCAGCCGCAGATGATGCAGAACGTCGTCGTCAACGCCTCCGCGCGGGTGAACGGATATCGCGGGGTGAACCACGGCTTCCACGCGCTCATGACGCTGCTGACATGTGGCATGTGGGCACCCGTGTGGATCATCGTCTGGCTGGTCGGGGGACGTCGATAGGACTGCTGGTGAGGTGTCAGTGCGGCATGCGACGATCGACCGGTGACACGGCAGCACTACATCGACCCGGACGGACGCCCAGCCCAACCCGGGGAACTCGTCCGGCTGCCGGATGGCCGAGCCGCGGAAACGCGGCCGGTGCGCTGCCCCAACGGTCACATGCTCGCCCGCGGCCGGTACACCCCTGGCTGGCTGCCCTGCCGAGTCGAGGGGCGCAACGGGCACCGCACCCACCGATGTCATGAATGTGACGCCGTGGTCTACACCCCGCCGCTGGATGAGCACTGCTGGACAGGCGACGGCCAGCACCCCCAGGCATGACGAAAGCCGCCCCAGATCGGGGCGGCTTTGCTGTATCCGGTCAGTAGGCCGTGGTGATCCCGCACCAGGCTGCGAACCCGCGAACTGTGTCCGTCGCTCGCGCCTCCTGCCGTGCCAGCGTGCGGATCGTCTCGTGCACCATCGGGTGATACCGAGTCTGCGTGGGGGCAATCTTCTTCGCGATCTGCAACGCCGACAGCGCACCCTCCTTGTCGCCGTGCAGCAGGAACCCGCGCGCCAGGTCGATGTAGTGGTGGCCCAGCCGTTCCCTGGGCGTCTCTGCGGGCAGCTCCAGCCCCTTCGCCCGCTTCACCGCCTCCGTGCCGTCCATCGCCTCCACTGCCAGGCCCACCGACCAGATATCTACGTTCGTGGGCCCGAAGCACAGACGGTAGTCGTCGCGGTCCACCCCGATCCTCTGCGCCGTCTCCTTGGCCTCGGCAAGGTGAGCGTCGGCTACGTCCTTGCGGCCCGCTCGAGCTGCCGCGAGACCGGACTTCAGATGCAGGTTGCCCCACACGCTGAGCGTCGCCGGATCGCCCTTGCCGAGGTCCGCCTCGATCTGGCTCCGGCTGCCCTCCAAGTACGTCTCGGCGCCGTTCCAGTCCGCAGCGCAGATCATCTCCCCCGCGCGCTGATAGTCGCCCACGAGCACCGCCAGCAGATCACCCGACCGTGCCGCTGCCCACTCGTACCGGTCGACAGCCAGTGACGACAGGTCGATGTAGCCGAGCTTGTACACCACCTGGGAGGTCGCCGCGTAAGCCTCGGCGAGCAGCCCGAAGATCCGTTCCTGCTCCGGGCCTTCCGTCGACCACCATGCCACCCGGAGATCGTGCAGCAGTCGCGGAATGAGCTGACCCAGCTCGTCGAGCTTGACCATGTGCCGCAGTTTCGACGCCCGCGCGACATCCTTCGCCAGCTCATCGATCGGCCGCGCCGGGACATCCTCCGGCGGAAGCCGATACGTCGCCAGCTCACGCCGGATCTCCGGGATGCCCGCGTGCATCATCTGCTCATCCCGGCTGGTTCGCGGGTAGGGCTGATCGAGCAGATCAGCGACATTCAGCTTCAACGCTCGCGCGCACGCCGCGGTGAACGCGGGCGACGCGGGCGCCTTCCCTTGCTCGACCTGCCGAATCAGGCTCAGCGACACCCGGGTTTCGCTGCCCGCTGTTCGCTCGATCTCCTGGGCTAGCTTCTCCTGCGTCCAGCCCTGGAGCTTTCGGGCGGCTCGCACCCGTTCGCCGACGCCGTCTTTCGCTTCTGGAGTCATTGCGCTCACGATCCCATTGGACTCTGCCCCCACTCACAAAACTAACAACTTTTTTGTTAGTTCGCTGATCTTCGAGGATCGATGCTGGTCACAGCACCCGATGTCGGGCCGACCCCGCCCCCCGACGCGAGTCCCGAGGTCGTCAGGTTCGTAGCCATAGGCGACCCCCGACATCGGGTGCCCTTCCACACAACACAACACAACACGCGCCCAGGGGGTACACCCGATGCCCGAGTATCTGATTCTTCTCGTCATAGCCGGAGCCGGACTGATGATGTCCGCCATCTGCTACACCGCGGCCTATCTGTACGGCCGCCACGAGCAGCGGGACGCGGGGGACGAGCAGTGACCACCCTGGCCGACGCCGAGATGTGGCGTCACGCCCACCGCCTCTGCCACCGCGACGGCACATTCCGATCCCTCGACGAGGCCGAGTTCGTCTCCAACGTCCACTCCGGGCACGGCGGAACCTGCCTTCAATACCTGTCCGCGCACGCGTTCAGCCTCGGCTCCGGGGATGTGGCCGACCATGACTAGCCTCCCCTCCCCCGTGGCCGAGGACGCGCCCGCCGCGATCGCGTTCCTGCGCTGCGAACTGTCCGGCAGCCGCACCGACGAGGACGAGAAGGCGTTGCGCCGCTACGCCCGCCGCAGGGGACTGCGCCTGGCGAAGGTCCTGAAGATCGAGCACGGTGCCCTCGACCCCACCCTGCGGTTGATCAACGCCGTCCACACCCACGACGCCAAAGCCGTGCTGATCCCCCAGCTGTCGCATCTGGCTGCCACCCGCCGCGCCGTCACCGAGGTGTGCGAACTGGTGGCGATCCAGCCGGAGGAGAAGACGTGGCCGCGCGGGCACAGGTGGCCGTGGCGGTAATTCGTCCCCGGCACTCGGCCGGGGTGATGAGGAAAGGTGATCCATGGTATTGCTCGAGCCCGGCGCAGACTTCTCCGACCACGATAACTGGAACGAGCACCCGCTCGGCAAGGATGCTCCTAAGCACAGGCTCGGCCAGGACGGTCAGCTCATGAACGGCGACGACGACTGACACCCTGATCTTCGCCGTGTAAACACCGCAGGCACGGCGGAGCCCGCCCCGACCCCGCACCAGGTCGGGGCGGTTTCATGTCCGGGGGGTCCGATATCCTCAAGCGGTGGCATTCCAGGTGGGCGATCTAGTGCAGGTTCGGGTCTCCCCCGTCTCGGTTTTCGAAGTCCTCGAAGTGAATGTGGACGGCGACCCCGAGGTGGTGCTGGTGCAGGCCGCGAGGGATGCGCCCGGCCGGTACCCGTTCCACTACCGGGTGAGCGACCTCATCCCGGCCCAGACATGACGAAAGCGCCCGGCAGATCCCGAAGGACCTGCCGGGCGTTCGTCTTGAGTAGTGGACTACTCAGAACACGGTGACCTCCGGCCACGCGGGGTCCGTCCCGTCCAGCAGCGTGGTGGGGATACCCCGCAGGTACTGGTCCAGGAACACGCGGGTGAAGGTGCAGTGCAGCGACATCGCCCGTGTCGGGTTGATGCTGCCGTTCAGCTCCGCAGTCTTCACAGTCAGGAGGCCGACGTCGGTGAACGCGAAGTGCTTCGTCCCCGCCACCTCCAACGTGTGCAGCGGCCCGTGGTTGGTGGTGCGGTAGGTCGCCCACGAGGGGTGCTCCCCACCGACAAGGTAGTTGTCACCGAGGTCGATGTCGCCGGACAGCAGCATGACCGGCACAGCGACGCCGTTGTTCATGGCGTGATTCTCGGTGCCGTCGTAGCCCGCGGTGCCGTCCAGGCACACGACTGCTTTCACCCGGGCGTCGTGATACGCCTGCTCCAGCGCTGTGTAGCCGCCGTAGGAGTGGCCGACCGCGGCGACCTTCGACAGGTCGGCCTGGTTGCCGATGCCGTTGGGCAGTGAGCCGAGCTGGTTGATGACGAAGTTGACGTCACCCAGTCTGGCCGTGAGCACCTTCTGCCACTGGTTGCTTACCGCGCCTCCGTTCTGGAGGACCACGCCGTTCGACTGCTCTGTCACGATGGACTCGTACGTATGCGACAGCGTCAGCACCAGGTAGCCGTGAGACGCCAGCTCCTGCGCCAGGATCGACGCGTGGTTGCCGGGGATACCGAACCCCGGCGAGAAGACGACCGTCGGCAGCGGGCCGAGATCCGTACTCACCACGGCGTCTTTCACCGCGCGTGTGTCCCTTGAGCGGATGTTGCCGTACATGGTGTTGTTCGGGTTGACGTTGCCGAAGAATCCGCCGCAGGTGACTGCCCCGGTCCACCAAGACTTGCTGCACCCCGCGTTCTCCAGCCCGTTGACCAGGTTCAACGCCATCGTCTCGTCGTAGCTGTCGACGTTCGAAAGGTACCGCGCCGGTGTGCCCGTGGACGGCGTGGGATACCAGGCGGTGATGCTGACCTTCCGCTGCCCAGATCCCGAGATCGGGTCTGTGCGTGAGGTGTCCGTGAGGAACAAACGCCGATTGCCGACGCCGTGGGGTCCGGTCATCGCGGGCAGGAGGGTTGCGGCCACGAGGGCACCTCGCTTCGATTTGCACATTGGGAGGACTGGTTTCCGTGTTTCTGGGACGCGCCATCGGTTTGGGGTGCAAGATGATCGGCGCGCGGTTCACGTCGGGGGACGCAGCCGATCGGGGCGCCGGACTGCGCGTCACATCGAGGGATGAGGAATCACATGAAGCGGCTTGCGCAGTCGTTGTTTGTCGTCGCCATCGCCACGGCCGGAATGGGTCTCGCGGCAGGTACGGCCAGCGCCTATGAGACCGGCGTGATCATCGGCCGGGACAACTGCCAGGAAGTGGCCCGCCAATACAAGGCGATGGGGTACTCGGCGCGATGCAACCACATTCACGGCGATCGGTATTACGTGTACTACGAGAAGAGCAACCGGCCGTCGACGGGCAGTTTCGGCAGTTAGGTGACGCGCACGTACGTGCCCGTGCCCGAGGTGACGTTCCCGAAGTTGGCCTGGGTGCTGATCGCCTCGACGGTGATGTTGTCGCCCGCAGAGAGTGCCTGACCGGTCGCCACGGCGGTCGAGGTCCCCGAGGTGCCGGTGACGCCGGTGCCGGTCGCGACCACCGTGGCGCCGACCTTGATACGGACGGTCACCGTCATGGTCAGCGACCCCGTCCACGGGATGTTCGCGGTGATCGTCGCCGACGAGTTCGCCGACTGCACGACCAGGCCATCACTGACTACAGTGCTGCCGGGATAGTTGGTGGTGTCGGCGGTCCAGCTGGTGACCTTGGTGTAGCTGCCCTGGATCGCGAAGGTTCCGTTCTTGGTCATCCCCGACGGCAGGAACGACGCGAGCGCTCGAAGGACGAACATATGTCACGTCCCCTCTGACCATGCCCAGAGGCAGAGCCTTAGTTCCATGTACCGAACAGGTAGACCTTCAGGCCCTTGCCCGGCGTAGTGCCGACCGCGGTGATCTGCGGCAGAATCCGATCACCCACGGCGAACGACTGGTTCGGCGTGGAGGTGCGCGCCGCGTCAGTTCCGGTGCCATCCGTCTGGTTGGCGGCGGTCACTGTGACGCCGGAACTGGTGACCGTGGACCCGTTGCGCCGGATCTCGGCCGAGGTGCTACCCGAGGCGTCAGCGGTCTCGAACTGGTACACGCACTTGGTGAGCGTGAACGCCCGGCCCACGTACATGCCCACCGTCCAGTCACCCGAACCGGTGGCGCGAGTGGTGCTGGGGCTGACAGCGACGAACATGAAGTCGCACGGCACAGTGTTGGCCGATGGGGTGCGGGTGTCCGACAGTCGGGAGTCATCACCTCGTGCGGCAGTCGAGGAGGTCGTGCCGAACGCCGAGGCGCTGAACGCCGGGGCCGCCGCAGTACCGGCGAGCACGCCCGCCAGCTGCACGACACCCTTCGCGCTCGTGCTGGCATCCGACACTGCGAGAGTGCGGTTCGCCGAGAGATCCCCGCCACCGGTCAAAGGTGCGGTGGTGGAGATCGTCCGGGTAGTGGGCACCTTCGTTGCAAGACCAGGGACGGTGGGACTCGCCGCGGTGCCGCCGAGGTCTCCAGCCAACTGCACGATGCCCTTGGTGCTGCTCGTGGCGTCCGGCGCGGCTGGACCGGTGTCGCCGACATCGCCTTCGGGAATTCCGAGATCCAGTTCCCATGCGGGCGGCCCGCCGCTGACCGACGCTGTGGCCGACGACCCGGGGGGGAGGGTGGTCACGGTGCCGATGGACAGGTCGAAGGAGTTCACCGCTGCCAGCGCTGCTGCTGCCGATGCCGCCGCGGCATCTTCGCTGTCGGACGCGGCGCCTGCGGCATCGAGAGCGTCCTGGATCGCGGGGACCTCTACTCCTGGCAGGAATGAGCCGTCATCCAGGCCGAACACCAAGGCGTTGCCGTCCAGGCCCACCGACACCACCGACAGGCCGCGCGTGACCGCGTTGCCCGTGCTCGACGGCACCGGCGACGCCAGCGCCAGATCCACCAACCCCACCGAACCCTCGTCCGGGTTCTCCGGGTCCGGGCCGGGTGTGTACTCCGGGACCTCGATCGCGTACGGCGCCACATACACCGGGGTGCCGAGGTACTCCAGATCGAAGCTGACCGTCCACGTCCACCCGGAGGGGTTCATGGTGCCCGCCACAGGGGCAGCGAGCATGACACCGCGCTCCCCCCGCCACGTCAGATACCCCTCGTCGTCGAGAACCGCCGTGAAGTAGGGGTTGCTTTGCGGCACCACTGTGGCCGGTGGGTCGGCGTTCTGGACGAGGAATTTCGGCACGTTCGCGGTGAACGTCACCCGCCCGGACAGCGGTGGGAAGTCCGGCACAGTGCCGACATCGGGGCTGTCGATCACAGCTGCCAGCAGACGGCCTACGACCTTGCCGTATTGCAGCGGGGAAAGAGGATTGGTCACAGCGCCCCCTTGTCGAATTCTTCGTAGGCGTCCTGCTGCTCGCGATAGATGGTCAGCAGCAGCCACAGCATCGACGCCGCCACATACGTCCAGAGGACTGCCCGTATCTGGTCGCGGCCCGGATATTCGGCGTCAGTGAATATCGACACCGACCCTTGCAGCGTCACAGCGGCGATGCTTGACACCAGTAAGATCACCGATTTACCGAGTGGCCCGAATCGCCATCCCGCGCTGTGTCCGTACATCAATGTGAGCAGAGTCGATTTCGCCGCCACGGTCACGATGAGCACATTCACCGCATCGTGGATGGGCAGGAGAATCAGCATGGCGATATTGATCGAGAGCGCGGCAGCGAAAACCGTGAGATTGGTACGCCTGCTCATGGGGAAGAAGCCCTCCGTCGTATCTCGAGCCGAAACTTTTCCCCGAAGTGATTTGCTTTGAGATGGCGCCGGAACGACGCCGCGAGCCGGTCTACCTCTGGCCGCTGGTCTTCCACCGTGCGCAGCTCCTCTTCGGCTTTTGATGCCGCCTCCTCAGCTAGACGCACCTGCTCGAGGTCGACGCTGAATTCGCGTTCAATCCTGCGTCTGGGCCACATGGCCACTCCCCGAGTGGTTGATTTCAGCAGTGCGCAGGATCGCGTCCACAACGCGCGCCTGCTCAAGCAATTTCGTATTCTGCGACCGAAGTTCGGCCTCGCCCTGTTCGTGCGCGGCGGCCTTGCGTTCAGTGGCCTGCTGGAGTGCACGGAGGTCGTGCACGATGGCTTCCACCGTGGCGGCTGGGACGAGGTCGCCGCGGACGATGCGCCGCATCATCCAGACCAGGGATCCGAGCAGCATGGTGATTGCGCTGGCTGCGGTACTGATCAGGATGGTGATCGGATCCCAGCCAGCGCTGAGGGCTCCCATTTAGCCGCGCTCACCGCGCGGGATTCCGGCGACCGTCCGACCGATCAGCTTCGAGTCCGGAGTTACCTTCGCCCGCGCAACCTCCGCGGCAGGAATGCCGAGGACGGCGGCCACGATGGCGACGATCATGTCGGCCGAGAACTGGTCCACGACGCCGCGGACAACGAGGTAACCAGCGATACCCACCAGCACCGGCCAGAGGAGGGCGCGGATGGGTTCGGTGCGCAACGCGGAAATCAGTTTGCTCATGGTCTATCCCTTCATCAGTCGTGGTCCGCGACAACGGCGTCGGGACCTTCGGTGTCGAGCAGTGCGACGGTGTCGCGCTTGCCGGGCCAGACGATCTGGCCGTGCGCGAAGCGCTGCCGCATCTCCCCGCCGGGCAGTTCTTCCTCGTCGGCCACGGGCCAGCCGAACGCGCCGCCCTCGTGGCCCTCGCGGCCCCAGCGGTCGCGGATCGCGCCGTGCACCCAGACCGGCGGGTGATCGTCGCGGCGGTACAGCGCGCCGCCTTGGAAGCCTTGGACTTCGCCACCGTCGAGCTCGGTCAGGTCGGTCACCGGGTAGCCGAGTGCTCCCTGCTCCCAGCCGAGCTCGGAGTACTTGCCGAAAAGGCTGGCGGGGATAGCGTGGGCTCCGGTCGAAGGGTGCCAGTAAATGTGGCCGTTCTCGAACTCGGCGTACCTGCCGATGCCATCCGGTGTGGCGTTCTCCCCGACCGTGCGGCGCGCGCCGAGCCACGGCGCGGCTGCGGCGACATCGTCGATCGCGTTCGGCGGCGGGCCCGCGGGCGCATCGGTGGCGAACTCCTGCACGTCCGCCGAGAAGACGTCCCACGGGAAGTTCGGGCCAACGTCGGTGTGAGTGCCAATGCCAAGGCAGTCGGTGACATACCGGTGGTCGGAGATGCCGCTGCGCCGCTCGTACGGCGGGGCGATCACATAGGGGTCGAAGCCGTACTTCTGCGCGTCCTGCACGGCCAGCCAGGCAGCGATCCGGATGTCGTCGCGGATCTGCATCCACTCGTCGCGACTCCAGCCTGCCCGGCTACCAGCGAAGCAGAGATTGATCGCGGACGGGTTCGCGTCCAGCACCGACCAACTCGCGAGGTCGGTGTCAACCACGTCCACCACGACCCGGTTGCGCACGGTGTAGTGGTAACTCACGCCGTTATTCGGGTTGTTGAGGTAGTTGGCCAGGCTCTCCGCGGTGCCGTTGCCCTCCTGGGTGTGAAGCAGGAAGTTCCCGATGCGCGCCCCGTGACGGCTCGAGGCGGAATCGCCCATGCGGTCGATCTCCTGATACTCCGGTTTCGTCACCGTGACGATCCCCCTTAGAGGTGTTGGGCTCGCCGCCTTCGACCACTGACCGAAGTCCGGCTTGAGCGCGATGTTGATGTCGACACCGATCCCGCCGACACGGCGTTTGTCGATCTCGATCTGATGGATATGGGCCGCGGCGTGGTCGAAGTTCAGCGAAGCGTCACCGGACCAGTTGTGCTGCCAGAACCAGGTAGCGACACCGTCCTCGAGCGCCCACTCGATGCAGCGGGCGTTGCCGTACATGCCGGTCCACTCCAGCCCGACCACCGATGCCCAGCCGCGCAGGAACGGTGCGATCAGCGTGTTCCATTGCTCCAACGTGGGATTCGCATCCACGGGGGCATAGATTGGCCGCTGGCCCGGTCCGCCAGCCGCGTGGTGATAGCGCAGCGCGATCTCGGCGTGCCGGGCGCCGCCGTCGTAGCCGCCGTACCAGTCGGAGGTCTCGTCTTTCCCGTACTGGTAGCAGGACACGATCTCCAGCCCCGCAGAGCGCAGCCGGTCGCAATACTCGCGGGTTGCCGGTTTCGCCAGCATCCACTCCGCGCCCGGCCGACGATCCGACATGTACAGCACCGCGCCGCCGTACCCAGCGTCCTTGATGGCCTGCGGTTCGATCAAGCCGGCGGAGAAGTCGAGCAGTTTCACCGCGGCCACCGCGCCAGCTGCAATGCCAGCGAAGCGACCGCGACGATCAGGATGATCAGAGTCATGGTGTCGTGGTTCATGGCCGTCCTTACTGGAATAGAGGCATGGCGTACACGGTCAGGAATGCGATGTCCGAGACCGTTGAATAGTTGGCGGTGCCGAACACTCGGACCACGCGCACATAGAAGGTGCTGGTCTGACCTGCTGCCACCGTCGCGACGGTGGTCGTGGCCGGGGAAAGAGTCGACTCGAACTTCGGTATGAGCCTCGTCCAGATGTAGTTGGCCGACGAGAATCCCCTGCCGTAGGCGACGATCGGACCGTCTTCGGCGCCGGACCGCACCTCGATGTCGATTCGCGAGTCGCCCACCGTCTGGGTGTGGATCTGCATGGGCACGCGGCCGATGGCGTAGGGCCGCCACGCGAATGGCTGCGCCGGCACGGTCATCGACGCGATCGTCTTCGGCGCGTCAGACGAGTTGGACGCCGCGGCGAACCGGTTGCCGGCCACGGTCCACGGACCCCTCCAAGTCGGACTGGGCGCGGGCACGAACTTGCTGAGCGTCGAGTTCCATTGCAGCACCATGTTGTCGCCGAGTGCCTGCGTGGAAGTATCCACATCGGAGGCGTCTTGGATTCGGCCGGCCACACCCGGGTCACCCGTAGCGCCGGTCGCACCGCGGGGCACAGTGATCGTAAGTATCTGATTCGGGGAGGTTCCGGTCAGTGTGGCCGACGCCGAGGACCCTGCCGCGCCGGTGACAGCCACGCCGGTCAGGACATTCGGCGGCCCTTGATGCCCAGTGCCCTGGAAGGCGTCCTCGAACGGAATCCAGATCCTTCCGTCCCACAACCGGAGTTCGTTGATGTCGGCGACCCACCACGCTTTGCCTTTGTCGGCATGGGTGACCGTGATGGCCGACAGCGCAGCGAGGTCCGCGACGCGACCCATGAACACGAACCCATAGGACGGATCGCCCTGTGGGCCCTGCACACCTTTCGGGCCGGAGCGGATCTCGAGACGCCCCGCGTCGTCGTAGATCTCCAACGAATCGACCGTGCGGGGAAGGGTCTCGTCCTCAACGATGCCGACCATGTCGATCTGGACGTCGCGGTCATAGATGATGCTCATGGCGCCTCCACCGGGTGGGCCCATACCGTGATGTTCGCGCCCGCGCGTCGGTAGCTGTAGTTCCCCGTGCCGAGGTTGCGGCGGATGACGACGTACAGCGTTGTAGCGGTGCTGGCGGGGATGGTGCCCGTAGTCGATCCCGCGGTGAACGTCGAGGCGAAGAACGGCCTCAAATGCGCGAACCACTCGATGTACACGGCGCTACCGACACCGCGGGCGACGATCTCGCCGGCGGCGGAACCGATGCGCACCTCGAGGTCCACCCGCGTGGACCAGTCCGTCGGTACCGAGTAGATCGTGGCGCCGCCCTGGATGTACGGCCGCCACCGAATGGGCAAGGCCGGAATGTTGATGGTGGCGATCGTGTTCGGGTTCGTGGAGACGTTGGTCAGGTCAGCGACGAACCCGGAGGACGGGTTGTCCCAGCTCTGCGCCTCGAGCACAGACCACGGGCCGCGGAATCCGGGCCATTCCGTCGGCGTCCACTTGCTCGTGGAGGTGTTCCACAGCGGGATCATGCCGTTGGTGTGCGTGATGTTGTCGTAGTCCGTCGAGTTCCGGATCGGACCCGGCGGGCCCGTCAGCCCCTTCTGCCCTGTGCCGCCGCGAGGGACGGTCAGATTCAGTGTCTGCGACGGAGGGGTGCCGGTGATCGACACGACCAGCGGGGAACCGACGGCGCCGGTGGTTACGGTGCCGATGGAGAGGGTGTTGACCTGTCCGGTTTTCCCGAGCCCACCGAACGCATCGACGAATTGGGTGAACTTCGTTCCGGTCCAGAACATCACGCTGTTGTCCGACAGCACACGGAAGGTGAACCCGAACATCGCCGGATTCAGCAGCGGGATCAGCGCATCCAGGGCCGCCCGGTCGGCGACGTCCCCCTGCCAGCGGAACGGGGTGCCGGGTTCGCCCTGCGGGCCGTCCGGACCGACAGCACCCTGAAGGTTCTCATAGCTACCGTCAGCGGGCGTGCCTTCGAGGGAGGTGACGATGCCCGCGTTGCCGATGCCTTCGTTGATGCCCTGGAACTGCGTGCCGTCGAAGTAGTCCCCTACCGTCGTCATCAGAGGCTCACTGGCATGGCGTAGACGGTCAAAGCGGCTCCAGACTGCCGGTATCCGATCGTTCCGCTGGTGGAGCCCTGGCGCTCAACCATCACGACGATCTGGCTCGCGTAGTTCGCGGGGACCACGGCGTAGTCACTGGACGGGGACATGCCCACGGAGTTCGGATTGCCGTAGTGCTCGGTGATTTCCACCATGTCCCAAAACGTCTGCCAGGGGTTCGCGCCGATGCCGAGGGCCACACCGGTTTCGGAGTAGAGGCGGGGGAAGACGAACGCATGGCACTGGCCGGAGTTGTCGTTGTACAGCTGGATCGCCCCGTGCACCTTCGGCCGCCACGCGAATGGCAACGCGGGCATCGACGCGGTGAGCACCTTGTACGAGGAGACGGCGCCGGATGCGTCCGCGGCGAACGCGGTGTCCGCCCAATGCCACGGCCCGTACCCACACGGCGGCGGGGTCGGAGCGAAGCGCCTGGTGGTCCGCTTGTAGGCGAACATACTGCGCTTCACCGGGCCCTGGGTGGAGTCGTAGTCCGGTGAGGTGGTGATGGTCCCGCTTGAACCAGGTGCGCCGGTCGCGCCGCGAGCGCCCGCGGGGACGGTCAGCTGGATCGTCTGCTCGCTGGAGTTGACCGGCTTGATATCCACGCCCGCGGTGGTGATGGTCTCGTCGGCCACCACATCCAGCGCGGTGAGGGTGTTCGCTGGGGCGACGGGGCCTTGCGGGCCGACGGAGTTCGCGCCGAGGTTGACCCAGGTGGTGCCGTTCCAGAAGTCCATACTGTCGTTGTCGAGCCGGTGCCACCACTTCCCGCGGTCGGTCGCGGTCAATCCACCCGGCCGCGCCCCGACGTTGGCGATCTCGCCCATCTTGATGAACGGCGGCTGTGGCTCGCCAGGGATGCCCTGATCTCCCTCGGGGCCTTCCGGCAGCTCCAGCGCGGCAGAAGTGGCAGACAGGGTGAACGCGGCGGTGAGGACGGGGAGCCCGTCGAGGTCTGCCTCCTCGGTGATGGTGACGTGGGCTGGGAAGCTGACGTCGGGCAATGGCTTCACCTCCGAAAGTCGTTAGCCAATCAAAAGATGATGAGATCGAGGTCTGCGCCGACATCCATGAAGACCTGCTTCAGCGCCCCGGCGACCTGCCCCATGCGGGACCATGCCTTGACGAGGGAGTCCTCCTCGTCGGCGCCGTCGCCGATGGTGATCTCCCACCGGCCGGGCGTCTGCCGGTCATCGGTGAACGTGGCCTCGGTGACGTAGTCGACGAAGATGAGTTCGCCGACCTTGAAACCGATTTGGTCGCCGATCCAGAAGTCCGCGTTGGGGCCCAAAATGTAGGGCGCGTTGTCGTGGACGGTGACGCGATGGGAGGTGTAGCCGCGGGTCGCGTGCAGACCGTGCTTGCCCGCCATCAGCCCGTCGATGGTGAACGCCTTGTCACTACCGGTGACGAAGTGCTCGCGGAAGGCGTACGGACCGGCCCTCTGAATGCGGCCCTGGTCGGAGTACTCGGCGAACGCCAAGAAGACGTCGTCCAACTGGCCCATGTACAGCGCATCGAGACCCGGCAGGCCAATGAGCAGGCCGAGCCATGCCAACGCATTCTTGATGGCGAACGAGATCGATGCGTTCACCCAGCCGGGCGACCGGCCGCCGACCAGCACATGGGTGGCGAGGGGTTTGTGGACGCTGATGTCGCTGGCGCCGAGCCCGGAGTACTCGCCGTCCATGTACCAGATCCACGGGAAGTATCGCTTGTTCCCGAACGGTGTTGTGCTGTACGCCTGCTCGTAGTGGCCGGAGACGGAGTAGTCCGGGTACCGGATCGGCGTGGTGCCGTCGTCGAAGAAGTCCTCGAAGAACCGCGTGATGCCGTCCAGTAGGGTGCCGGTCGCGCCCACCACTCCGGACTTGTCCTCGGTGGTGATGAACACGGTCGGCCGGTCGAGGTAGAACCAGTCCGGGTCCGGCTGCTCGTCATCCGCGTCAGGTAGGTAGAACTGCGCGGTGGCCTGAACGCCGTTGTCCTGGAACAGCGGCAGAAACACCTGGTCGGCGTGCTCGAACCGAACCGAGATCCCACCGAACGGTGAGGTGTCGGTCAGGGCGTTGATTCCGCCGATCGCGATCGGCCACGCGATGCTGCCGACCTCAGCCCAATCCGGCGCGCCGGTCCACTGATCGGCGGACATGAAGCCCTGGCGGCGGAGGATGTTCGCCAGCATCGTGAAGTGGAACATGGTGCGGACGCCGGCGAACATGAACCAGTGCCGCGGCCACTGCGCCAGCAGCGGAGCGAACGGCGAGGCCCAGCACACCGTGGTGGCGATGTGGTTCCAGCAGTGGATGGCCTCGATCTCGATGGTCTTCATGCCGTGGTCGTCGACCACTTCGGCAGCGCGGGTGACGAACCCGTCCCAGCGTTGCCCCTTGGTCTCGACCGTGATGGGAATGGTGGCGTCTTCGCCGTCGGGGTTCTGGAAGAAGTGCGACCAGTGCACCATGTCCGGTGCGACGGTCATCTTCAGCCCGCCCGCAGAGTTCCGGACGTGAGAGAAGGTGAGCGAGATGTATCGGCCTTCCTCGCCGACCTCCGTCATCCACTTGTCGTAGTAGCGGACCGTCGCGTCCGGATCTCGCCAGTCGTCTTGCTCCTGCTTGCGCAGGGCGTCCATCCGCCGGACCTCGGTGTGCCCATCCCACGGAGGCGCTGTCACAAGGGCCTCGCGTTCTTCGGGACCAGGCTGCCCACGACTTGGGAGGTCAGGTCGCCGCCCTCGACGGTCACCGCGACCTCAGTCGAACCCCATGCAGGGATTGGGTTGAGGATGCGGCGGCCCGCCATCTGACCCCACACGTTGCGCAGATAGACGCCGGAAGCGTTGTAGACCCGCGCAGTGCGGTTACGGGGGTGCACGTCGAGTTGCAGTGTTTCGCCCTCGGCGAGCAGCGGCGCGACCAGCATCCGCACCTCCCCCTCGGGGTCAGCGGCAGGGTCGAAGTCCTGGATGCTGTACCGGCCGGGGCCTTTGCAGGTATAGCGCGGCCACCCCGGTTCGGAGGCGTCGTTGCGCATCCGCAGCACACCCTGATTGGTGCCGGCGGTGTTGACCCAGCTCACTTCCCGCTCCAGCGACGCCCAGAACGGGTCGAACCCCACCGCAGAGGTGGTGTAGACCTCGTTCAGGTTGAGTGCCGGATCGAGCCCGTTGCCGGGCTCGGGAGCATCGCCGAGGTACAGGGGTGTCTTGCGCCAGCCCTTGCCCCTGGTCCACGCGCACCAGTGACCGGGTGTCCTCCGAGACCAGCCCCGCCACCACAGGTCATGCACCATCTGCCAGTGCCGCATGTCGGTGATCTGCAGGCCGACGCGGTTGCCGATGGAGACGTTGAAGTCCATCTCCCGCTTCGACACGACAGCGCGGCGGTAGGTGGCCCCGTCCTGCCGGGCTCCCTCGTCGAACAGCAGCTCATGTGGGGGGAACATCCAGCCCTTCGGCTCCGCGAGCATGATGACGCCCTCAGCGCCCGCACCCGGGCCGGCGAGATGCCAGGCCAGACGGTTGATGTCGACCCACACGATCTTCGTGCGGGTGTCGAGCAGCGGGTTCACCGGCGACGCTCCATCGCCAGCGTGGTGACCGCCGTAGCGACAACATCCTCATCGAGGCCGCAGAGGCGCAGTCCCGCAGCGAGATCGGCGGTGCGGGCTGCGAGGGTCTTCCGCGGTGCGGTCAGCTCCTCCTGGAACACCTCGAACGCCGCGGTCAACTCCTCACCGTCGAATCCGATTGCGGCGGAGAACTCCTTGAGGGTCACCGGCCGAAACCTCCTCCGCGTTGGTTCGCCAACGTGCGCCGACGCCACTGCCGTTCAGCAGCGGCGGCAGCGGAGTTGGGGTCCATGCCGTAGTTGTTGACGACCTGCTGCGGGCCGCCCGCTCCCGCGCCCATGCCCGCCACCGCAAGACCGGTGTTGAGCATCTCTTTCCAGTTGTTCTGCAACAGGTCGACGAATCCTGTACCGGTGCGCTGCGCCAGGCCCGCGGCTTGGGAGCCAAGGTTGGCGAGCGCCTGCTCCGGGGTGGCGGCGAGATACCAGGGCGCCGGGCCCTGGAAAAGGTCGCTGACGCCAGGGACCGGCAGGTTCGACAACGGGTGCGTACTGTCCGCACCCGCATTGGGGGTGACCGCGGACGATTGCGGCGCCGGGGGGAGGGTGTAGGTGCCATCCGGACCGAGCGGCGACGCGGGAGTCGTAGGTGCGGACTCCATGCCCGGGGTAGCGCCGACAAGCTGATCAGTCGCCGCGGGACCACCGAACGACGGCGGCCAATTGGTCACAAGGACCGGTGTCGCGCCGGTGCTGTCCGACTGCCCCGAAGAACCGGGAGCACCCGAGCTGCTCGCACCCCCGGAAGCTCCGGAACCGCCTGCGCCGCCGCCGAGCTTGCCCGGTCGACCGCCCTTGGCAGCACCGTTACCAGTGGCCGGGCCGCCGAGGTCGCCGCCGCGCAGCAACTCCGGCGGGATGTACATGTGCTTGTCGAACATCTTGTGGTTGGCGCCCACCGGGCCGCCGATGACAACCCCGTCGGAGCCGTTGGACTCCACGTTGGTTCCGTCACCGAGCGTCAGCGCGGTGTGGCCGTTCGCGCCGCCACCACGATCGAACCAGCCGATGTTGATCGAACCCGACGGGCCGACACCAGGCTTCGCGCCCTTCGCCGCGAGCCAAGCGCCCTCGTTCACTGTCGACATGCGCCCGGAGAACGGATCCAGACCGAGTGCGTCGTTGACGACCGCAGCGACCAGGCCAGAACAGTCGATGGCCTGTCGCGAGAACCCGCCCATGAGGTACTTCGCCGGATCCATACTCTGGGCGAACTTCTTGCCCGGAACCTGGCCGCCCTCCCGGAACCCCGGCACGAGAGCGTGCAGGAAGTCTGCGGACGGAACCCAGCCGGCGTTGATCGCCTGCAGTAGGGGCAGGTTCGCGGCGGTGGACTTCGCGTTGACGATGTACTCGCCGGTGGACGCGGCGATCAGCATGGAATCGCTGGTGCCGCTCCCGGGGCCGCGGAGCAGTCCGCCGGTGGCCATGTGCGCGTTGGCCCACGCGACAAGGTTGTCGCCCGTTGTGGACACGCCCTCGCCGATGGTGATGTCGGTGCCGGGGATGTGAATCGTCGGCACCGACTGCAGGAGTTCACCGACCTGCTTCACGGACCAGGCGATCGACCGGACGATGCCGTCCCATACGCCCTTCACGGTCTTGCCTAGATCGGTGAAGTACGCGGCCATTCCCTGAACCGCCAGACCGATGACGTCCCTTGCTGTACGCACCACATCGCTGGCCGCATTGAACTGATCGGTCAGGTACTGCGACAGGCCCTTGATCGCTGGTATCAGGACGGGGGTGATGACGTTGTTCGCCAGCCAGGTGAAGGCGTCGATGATCTTCGTGATCGCAGGCAGAAGTTCGATCAACAGATCGATCATCGGCGGCAGCACTTGCGCGATGAGTTCCGCCATCGGGGGCAGCAGCGGCACGATGGCGATCACGAGTTGCGAGAAGCTGTCCGCCAACTGCGGCAGCACCGGTGCAATCTGCTGGAGCGCGTCCGCCAGCGCGGTGCCGATCTTCATCGCCACATCGGCGAGGACAGGTTGGATCTGCCGGAACACCGGCATCATCAGATCCGCCCATTGCTTGATCACCGGACCCAGTGCATCGAACACAGCGGTCAGCGCGGGCGCGAGCGCTTGGACCAGGCCGGACACCACCTCGGCGACCACCGGAAGAATCGGCGCGACCGCGGTCACCAGGGACGCAAACGCTGTGCCCAGTGGGCCGATTGCGGGCGCCAGAGCGTCGATCGCCTGCACTAGCGCGTTACCCACGACCTGGGTGATCTGAGATAGGGGCCCGATAAGTGGGGTCAGCGCGGTCATCATGCTGCGCAGCAGGTCGCCGATCACCGGCAGCACGGGTTCAAGCCCAGTGGCGAGCGCGGAAATGAACGCGGACAGGTCAGGCAGGATGCTGGTCAGGGTCTTGGTGAACGTCGCACCCAACTGGCCCAGCGACGGGCCCAGCGCGCCGAGCGACTCCCCCAGCGTCTTCAGGAACGGGCCGAGGGTCGGGCCTACGACGTTGCCCATCTCGATCAGACCCTGAATCAGCGGGTTCAACCCCTGGCCAAGGCCTTCCAAGGTGTCGCCGAACGACGAGATCAGCTCTGTCAGGCGCCCGTTCTGGAACGTGGTCGTGAATGCCTGCCCGATCTGGCCGAGCATCCCCCCGAACTGAGCACCGATTTTGTTCGCGACCGGCTCGGCGGCCTGCCCCAGTGACAGAAACCCGGTAGTTGCCTGCTGCAGACCTGGACCGAGGCCGTCGATGAGGCCCCTCGTACCGGCGAACGCCGCCCGGACACCTTCGAGGTTCTCCGGTGCGGCCCAGAACGCTGCGAACTGCTTGGTCAGTCCATTCATGCTGGCGGCGACGTCGACCATGCCCGCTTTCAAAGTGGGCAGGGCCGCGTGGGCGAGTTCGGTGATGCCCTTCGCGGAGTCGGCAAACAGGGCGTCCTGGGTGGCGTTCTTCAGGTCCTTCCACGCCGGCGCGAGATCGCGTGTCGCCAGGACGAACGCGCGCGCTTCAGGAGACAGCTTCGCCAGTTCCTGGGCGGCTTTGGTCTGAGCGGACGATGTACTCGTCGTCGCCTCGGTGAGAGCCCGCTGCGCCTGCTCGACTTGACGATTGGCCTTCTCGACCTGCTGGTTGGCCTTCTCGACACCCCGCTGAGCCTCAGCGACCCGGTCGTTGGCCTGGGCCGCCTTGTCCTTGGCGGCGACGACCTTGTCCGAGGCCTCGACACCCTTCTGGAAGGCTTCGTTCGCTTCCTGCTGGGTGTCTTTGTTCTTCTCGACCGCCTCCTGATACCGGAGGTCGGCACGCTGCAACCGCAGGTACGCCTTCTCGCGGTCCTTCGGCGGGGCCTTCGCGAACTCCTCGCGGGCCTCGATCAACGCCTGCTTGGCTTCCGCTTCCGACAGGGCGGCGTCCTTCACCTTGAAGGTGTAGTCCTCCAACTCCTGGCGGGCGTCCTTGTACGCATCGGCGATGTCGTTGGTGGCGTCGCGGGCATCCTTCTCGGCGCTGGTCAGCGTCCGCTGCGCATCCTGCACGCCCTCGATCGCGTTCTGTCGCTGCTCGTAGGCGGAAACCACCTGCTCCTGTGCCGCTTGAACAGCCTTCGCCTGCGCCTTGCCGTCTGTGCCCGCGGCATCCTCGGCAGCGGAGAGCGCCTTGAACGTGTCCTTGATGCCCTGCATACCGACCAGGGCAGTCGAGACGCCCGCGGCGGCGGCCGGGCCGAGCGCAGCCAGGCCAGCGCCGAGCGCCCCGACCGCGCCCAACGCTGCACCCGCGGCGCCGCCGATCGCGGCGATGCCCGCGCCCACTGCAGCTGCTCCGGCCGACGCCACGCTCAAGCCACTCAGTGCGGATCCGATGCCCCGAAGCCGGTCCAGGGCGCTGCGGTCGACATCGACGTTCACCGAGCGGTCGCGGGTGAGGGCTTCTATCCGCGTCCGGACGATCGATTCGCCCTGAAGTTCCAAGCGAATCGGCACAGTGATGTTCGCGGAAGCGAGGCGAGCACGCAGATACGCGGAGAATCGGTTGATCTCGGCGGTGGTGACGTCGAGGTTGAGCTTGATCGTGCCCTCAGGCAAGGAAGACAGCCGACGGCGTAGGACTTCCTCATCCACCGCTGGGATCAGGTGAACGATGAACCGGCGGCGACGAAGCTTCTCGTTGAGGTCCGTGCCGAACTGCTGCACATCAGCGTTCGTCGTCCGCAGTTTGACATTCGCATGCAGGTTGTCGATAGCGCTGACGTCCTGGCGCAGCTGCGCCCGGTCGACCTGCAGCTTGACCTTCGCGGTCGCCGCGTTGCGGATGGCACGGTTGAACCGGTCCATGTCCGCAATGACGGGAATCTCCACGGCCCCGATGTGGGAGACGTCGATGTTCGCCTTGACGTTGATCGGATTGCGATCGGCATACACCTGAGCGCCGCGCAGTGCTTCTTTCACTCCGCGGGCGATCTTCGAGGTCTCCGGGATGATGGAGACGTAGGCGACGGCGAGTTCCACAGCGTTACCCGGAGACGTCACGCAGGCACCTCCCATCCCAGGAACTTGTTCATGTCGGCGATCGGCACCGGCTTGTCGCCGATGCGCTCAGGCTTGGCGATACCGGGGCGTGGAATTGGTTTCGGCTGGCCGCGGTTCTTCTGCGCCGCCTTGGTTTTGGCCCACACCAGCCAGTGGAGGGAGTCGGCTACGTCGGCGAGCAGCATCTCCTGCAAACCCCACGGCCAGTCATCACCGCGTACCGCCCGCGCCAGCGCTGTGTCAGTGTTGGCGCAGACAATGGCTCTGATGTCGTCCCAGTTGAGGTCGTCGACCAGGCACAAGTCGCGCAGACGTAGGCCACGGTCGATCAGATCCGACTTGATCTCGTTCGGGTACGCCTCGATCAGAACGTCGAGGCTCGCTATTCCCCCAGCGTGATCCCGGAGTGCTCGTTCCACTCCTTGCAGAAGTCGTTGAACTCGTCGGGATCCAGGTCATCCACCGCGGCGAGCTGCTTCTCGTCGAGCGACAATTCCAGCAGCGTGTAGAGACGGTTGATGCCGTCCAGATGACGGATCTTGCGGAACAGGCCGGGCTTCAGCCACGAAAGGCTCGGCAGGACGACCTTGGTCTTGCCGACCATCTTCTCGAACGGCTCCCGCACGTAGTCATCGTCTTCGTTCTTCACTGCCCGGACCGGGGCACGCTTGGCTGTAGTCATGCGCAGACCTCTTTCTGTGTTTCGCGCAGGCACTTGGGAATAAGGCCCCAGTGATGGCGGGCGGGCCTGCGCATAGGTCACCCGCTAACCGAAAGGAGGACGGGAAACCCGCCATCACTGGGGGTCTGGATTACGACGAGGACTCGACAACGCCGTCGTCGTAGTAGCGGTAGGCCTTCACGCCGTCGTCGTCCTTGAACGCTTCGACGGTGACCTGGAAGCCCGCGAGTTCACCGGCGACGAACGCGCGCTCGGTCACCTCGGAGACCTTCGCGTTCGGCAGCACGATCCGCAGCTTCTTGTCACCGGTCTTCATGTCGAAGATCCACACGCGGTTCGGCAGCGCCGACCCGGTCTCGGTGACGGTGATCAGCTTGCCCGTGGTCGGGGTCGCCGGAGTGACGGTGATGTTCTCGGCGCCGAACATCTCGGTCAGGACGTCCTCATCCCAGGCGCCATACAGCGTCAGCTGGAACCGCACGGAGTGCTCGGTCTGGAGCTGCGCGATGATGTCGGCGTTCCAGTCCTTGATCGCGTTGACGGTCCGCTCGCCCTGCGGCTCGAGGCCGTCCTCGGAGACGTAGCCCAGGGGGCGGATCGCGGCGTCGATAGTCGCCGCAGCCGTGGTGGGGACGGTGGAGCCGAGCGGGCCCGCGAGCACACCGCCGGTGACGGCAATATTCGGGGTGCCTGCGCCGATGTAGTCAGTCGATGGCAGAGCCATGAGAGTTGTCTCCCTTCGGGATTTGCGCAGGCCCTTGGGAGGTGGTTATTGAGTTGTCGTCCCAGCAGGGAGCTAGGCCAGTACTTCACCCCGCACATGCAGTTCCGCGGTGACGAGGTAGCGGGGGATGCCGGGGTACTGCGGGTGCGGAAGGTACGCCAGACCGAGATCCTTGGCCAAGTCGACCCAGATGCCGCTGACATACCCCGGTGCCGTCGCGCCGAGTAGAGCACGCGTGACCTTGGCGAGATCGGCAACACCGGTTCCGAGTTCGTCCCAGCATTCGGCGACGATTCGGGGGCGGTCGGTGATCAGGTTCGACTGCGACCCGCCGGGGCGAGTTACCCGCACGAACCTCGGCGGCCGTGTCGCGGGGATCTCGATGACGACCGGCACGGTGATGCCGTGCGCCGCCAACTGCGCCGCGAGGTGATCGGCGAGGGCGATCTCGATGTCGCCGAACGCTATCGGCGTGGTCATTGATCACGCATTCCGTCGATGACCGGTCCGAGCAGGGTGTGGTTCTCGGCGTTGTCCTTCATCGCCCCCCACGTCGCGGTGATGACCGCGGCACGGGCACGATTACGGCCGATGCTGGAGCGGGCGATGTACCCATCTCCGCCCGCACGGGCGCCGAGCACCGCCTTGTCGTGGACGAGATTCTCGGCTTCCTGCGAGGTCCGCAGCTGCCGGAATCCACGCATAGACCACCGGATCCGTGGTTCAGCCATCAGCCCTCCACTCTGCGTAGGTTCACCACGCTGCCGGGCTGCCACCCGTGGAAGCCGTGATTGGCGTCTTCCGGGTAGCCGACAACCTCGAACTGACCAGCGGGGCCTGCTGGTAGGTCGATCAGGTCGCCCGGCGAAGGGTTGAACTCGGGTGTCACGTACAACTCGACATCCACGATCACCGTGCGGTCGTGGCCGGCGAGCTTCGGCTCGGTCGACTTCGGTACACCCCACTGGATCACCTGAACGGGCGTGCCTGGCTGGTTCTTCGGCGGGGAGTATGTGGCCGGATTCCGATGCGGGTCCGGGCCGCCGGGCGTGCACACGTGATGCCCGACCGTGTACGGGGTTGGGAAGGTCACGACTCGAACCGTTCACTCACCAACGGAACCGACACCATCGACCCGCACCGGTACGGCGCGAGCCGCATCTTCAACGCTGCGGTCAGCCACGGGCCACCAGAGGTGGAGCCTTCGGTGTACCGCATCGAATACGGCCCCGCCGTCAGTTGATCGGCGTTCGCCGGCTGGGTCGCGGGCCGGGTGATGACCGCGGCAACCATCGCGGCCACCACCCGCACCACGGTGTCAGGCGTCGGTGTCGCCAGCGTCAGGCACCGCAGATACCCCAGCACCAGATCGCTTGCTTCGTCGAGCTGGCTTACGACGAGTGCCGCTTCCTGTTCCGTCAGTTCCCGGCCCAGGATCGCTTCCACGTCCGCTTGCGTCGCCAGCGCCACCGGTGCCTCCGATCGGTTCCCAGTTCTCGTCTCGGCTCACCAAGGCGGCGAGTGTGGAGCCCTCGCGGACTCCCAGCTCGCGGCCGGTGTCCTTGTGCCGGTACCGCATTAGCTCGTGGCGTCAGGGGTGACCGCGCCGACCGGAACCTTCGCGGTGCCCAGCGGGGTGGCGGCAGTGCCCAGGACGTAGGCGTAGCGGGCCTTGAACCGCAGCGCGACCATGTCGCGTTCGGCCAAGTTGATCGACCCGACGGTCGCCTGGTCCAGCAGCTTCACGGTGATGTCCTGACGGACACCGATCCGCACCCGGTTGGAGTCCACGACGATCGCGGTCGCCGAATCCGGATCCCACGCGCCGTTGCGGTTGAAGAAGGTGCGGAACCCGGCGAAGGACTCGTCCCGGAAGATCGGGAAACCGTTCGCGTCACGCAGGTTGGCGACCTGGTAGCGCAGAGCCAGCGACGACAGCAGCGTGTCGGGCATCCAGCCTGCGAGGGCGATCGCCTCAGCGACCTGGTTCACCGCACCCGGGATGTCGGAGGTGTTGGCGTTGCCGTCGATCACCTCGGTGGTCTGGCCTGCCGCGACCGCGGCCGGGAGCAGCGCCGGGGACACCCACGAAGCAGGCTTGTCGGTACCGAAGATGACGGCCTCGTCGAGCTTCTTGCCGATCGCCTGACCGCCGAGGGTGGCGATGTCGCCGAGCACGTTGGTGGTGGCGTCATCGAGCACGTTCTCGTGCACAGGGATGATGACGGCGATCTCCTCGGCGACCAGAGTCCGGTCTTCCCAGGTGACCTGGCTGGTGGGCTTCACGCCTTCGGGGGCGGACGCCGACTCCGACACCCACCCAGCTTCAGGCAGGGTCGCCAGCACCGGCAGGTGGGTCAGTTTGGTGCCCATCGAAACGGTCGGGAACGCCTGCAGCACGGTCGACTGCGCGGCAGCGGCCTGCAGCAGGGTGTTTGCGTACGCCTCCTGGATGAGGGTCGACACCTCGGAGCGCGAAATGTCCGCCATAGCGGATCTCCTTTTCTATTCGCCCAGCAAGGTGCGCCCTTGCGGGTCTGGGTTCATGCCCCCGAGCGGCGGATCTCGCGCACAGCTGCAGCAGCGCGCTCCTGCAGATTCGCGGGGGTGTCGCCGCTGCTAGACGCCCCAGACTTCAGTCCGGTGGCGGGGGCCTTATATACGGCGGGCTTGGACGCTCCGGTTTGCTCGGCGAGTTCCGCCAGATACCGGTCCGCGTCGGCTTCGAGTTCTTCCTTGGTGGTGCCGTTGATGCGGTGCGGAGGCACCTTCTTCGTGGCGGCCACTTCGGCGCGGAGCTTTCCTTCGGACAGCTTCGCGACTTCCTTTTCTCGCTCGGCGAGCTGCTGCTGCAGCGTCGTCAGCTGGTCGGCGAGCTTCTGTGACTCGGACTTGTTCGCTTCCTTGATCTTCTGCAGTTCCGCGGCCGCAGCCTGCAGGTTCTCGTAGTCGCCGTACTGCTCTTTCACCCGCGCGAGCCGCTGACCAAGGATCTGGTCGACTTCTGCTTGGGTGAAGGTCTTCTCCGCAGACTTCTGCTCCGAGGTGGTGGCAGATTCCTGGTGTTCCGTCTCGGTGGACGTGTCGGTCATTTCTTCTCCGTAAGCCCGTCGGCATGAACCGTCCGTTTGGCGCTGGACGTGAGCGCATCCCCTCCAGGAATGGAGGGTGGTCAGTGGCGGCTGCCGCCGCGTTCCCGCTCGGCCTGCCGCATCGAGGAAAGGATCGACCGGAAGTCGCCGTCGCCTTCCTCGTAGGCGTCGTTGTATTGCGTGGTCCACCGGGACACATACGCGGGCGCTTCGTAGCTGTCGCCCGCGCGCACTGGTACCGGCTCGCACCCGCAGTCGTCGTGGTACAGCTCGCCGATCTTGCGCTCGCCGCGGGTGCGACCGCTGGTTGCGACGAACTTCGCGGACTCCTTGGTCAGGTAGTCCGGGCCACGCGTGGCCAGCAGGCGACAGAACGCGCACGCGTCAGGCTTGGCGTGCCGCGCCCACCGAACACCCTCACGCTCAGCGTTCTCCGTGATCGTGTCTCGCGCGGCGGTGGTGACGTAGCGTTGCGTCGCACCGGACAGGCGCTGGATCACGCGCGCACGCGGTTGGTCCTCCTCGGCGGCGACCACTCTCGCGCGCGGCTCGCCATCCTGCGGCGCGACCACGCGGGCTCGAGGCGTCTCCTCATCCGCAGCGCTCGACCGGTCCGGCTCAGGTTCGGGCTCGGGCTCGGGCTCGGGTTCGACGACAGGTTGGGGCTCGGCGACTGGCTCCTGGGTCGGTTCGCGGAGCCGACGCACCTCCGACTCCAACTCGTCGCGGTCCATCTCCTCAGGCTCGAGGTCTTCTGGTGCGGGACGGGGCTCCGGCTCACGCTCAGCAGACAGCGCCCACCACACCGTCGCCTCGATCTGCTCCCGCGGCGGCAACGGCGCCGGGCGCGGCTCGAAGTCTGCGGCATCCAGCAGTGCGACGCGGCCAGTCGGGCCCAACATGGGCTCTGGCGCGTCCTTCTTCCGCTTCGACTTCCGTGGTTTCTCACGCGCCAACCCGCGATACCAGGACGTAGCGAGGTCGGCAGAAGCCGCCATATACCGCTCCATCACTGGAGGAACCGCAGCCACGAGCGTGTCGTCGTCCTCGCCGGATAGAGCGATTACGACCGCGGCGATCTCGGCGACCGCCAGTGCCGACAGCTCGTCGACGTCCTGCTGATACTGCTCGATCTCAGCTTGCGACGGCATCCGGGACGGCACCCATCGAAGCGGCTCGGCGAGCACGCAACTCGGCGACCAGCGAGTCGGTCTTCTGCGACTGCATACTCGCCTGAATGCCGCGGATCTGCTGCTGAGTCATCCCCGGGATCATCGACAGCACGGATTCGATCGGAACGCCCACACTGGCGAGCTTCGCGACACCATCGACGACCTGAGCAAACGACCGTGGCTCGGTGTCGCGCCACACCACCTCAGCGGCCGAGTCGAACGCGGTCGCGGCGTCGCCATCCATCTCGGCGTCCAACCGCAGCACCTGCTCCCACGACTCCCCGAATGACTCCCGCTTATCGATCAGCTTCTCGTTCTGGTCCTGGCTGGCCAGGGCGAGCGCCTCCGCGGAGAGGTTGATCAGCTTGCCGTTCTTCGTCGGCGCCAATCCGGCCTTCTCGTAGACGTCGGCCTTCATTGAATCCAGCAGTTCGGTGTAACCGGTGATCGACGCTGCGGGAAGGCTTTGCGCGTTCACGTCAGGCTCCTCGAACGCCCACACGCGCCGCGCGGACGCCTCCAGCACCTCCGAGCGCGTGCCCGACCAGCCCGTGATCACCTTCTGTGGGAACGCACCGAACCGCGACACAATCAGACGGTCGAAGTTCACGCTGTTGATGGCCTGCTGATCCAGGATCAACGGCGCGATCTCGCCCACAATCTGGTCATCGGCGTCCCGATCGTTCACGAACCGGATCACCGGGCACACAGGATCCCCGCCGTAGGTGGCGCCGTGCTCATACGGTTCATCGAACTCGTGCACTGAGATCGGCTGTGAACGGTTCTGGTCCTTGTCGTACATCGGCGTATCGCCGAGGTCGAACGGATAGATGAACATGTCGTCCAGCACCATGCCGCGGCGGCGGGGTTTGGCGTCGGTGTTGTCGATCCACGTCTCCAGCACGTACTCGGGCCACTCATCCAGTGAAGGATCCCGATACACGGCCAGTAATTGCCGGGGACTGCGCGGAGTCCACACCGGCGTGCCCTTCTCGCCCTTCAGCACCTTCAAGTAAGCGGCGCCGTAGGTCACCGCGGGCTTGTGGACTTCCTTCTGCCGGGCATCCATCCGGTTGCGCTGCCACGACGCCCACGCCGGGTCGTTCTCCTTCGCCGTCGACCGCCGATATCCGACCACCGACAGGTTCCGGGTCCAGGTGTCGCGCACGCCCGCCAGGACGTTCTTCACCGAAAGCTTCGCCAGCGACTTCACCTCATCGCCGGTGCCTTCCGGCACCTCAGGAGCGCCCCGCAGGCCCTTCGTGTACTCGTAGATGCGGTCCAGCCACAACCGCTCCTCCATGTGCATGCGCCACATATCGGAGACCAGGGTGCGAAGTTCCTCTTCGGCGAGCGGTGCGTGCTCGGCCATGCATTCACCCCTCTCTCACGCGAATGACGCCCCGCTGGAGCGGTTGCGTTTCGTCGCCTCAGCCCCGAATAGGGCCAGGGTCACGGACACGATCGGATAGATCACGGCGGTCTCGTCGGCTCGGTCCCAACCCCAACCGCCAGCAGTGCCGATCGCGCGCTTCCGTGCGGCCTGGAGGGCGTCGTTGACCGGTTTCTGATTGGCGTGGGTCAGGGTCTTCGTCGCGGACCGGCTGACGAGCATCCCGCACGCGCGGGACATATCCTGCGGGCCGGTGCCATTCACCCGGCACTTGCGTGCGCGTAGTTTCGGCGCCATCGACGACGCCGGCGACATGTTGTCGATCACCACCGGAATCCGACGGCTGGCCCGTGCGGCGATCCACGCCACCGCGGCATCCTCGTCGGTCCCGGCCCAAATCTCCTCGACGTGGGCGCTGTCGCCTTCCAGCCAGCACGCCGACACCGAGATCTCGCGGCCGTGCGACATGTCCACACCGATCGCGCTCGGCCTCACTCCATCCGCGGGCCCGACGTCTTGCAGGTCCTCCCACGCGCTCGTCGAGATCACCGGCTTGTGGGCGAGTTCATCCCACACCCCGAGGGCTTCCCGCATCCACGAGTCGAGGCTCTTGAGCTTCTTCCGCAGCCGCAGCATCGCCCGCTCCGTCGTGCGGTGCGGGTAGGACGGGTTCGCCTTGCGCCACTGCGCCCGATCCATCGGATCACACCCGCGGTCGGCGGAGATCTCGATGTACAGGGTCTCGGCGGACTCCCCGTCGATGGCTTCCTGGCGCATCAGGGTGAACACCTCACCCGGATCCTTCGGCCGCGGCGGGGTGCCCATCATGAACGTCAGCGGATTCTTCGCCACGTTCTGCGCGGCCGCCATGTCCTCGAGCGTTGCCTCGGTCATGATCTGCGCCTCATCGAAGACGAGAACATCCACATCCGAGAAGCCGCGGCCGAACCCCGACTCCCGGGCACCGAACAGGATCCGAGACCCGTTGTTGAACAGGATCTTCTCGTCACCCTTACCGCGCAGCACCTGCCGGACATGGGGGGCCACCTTCGGACGTTGCGCCATCCCGTCGAACGTCGTGAACGTCTCCGCCGCGGTCGTCTTCCGGTGCGCCGTCCAGATCACCGTCAGATTCGGGAACAACAGGCACAGCGCGAAGATGATGCATGCGATCAGGTACGTCTTACCGACCTGGCGGGGGATGCTGATCACCGTGGTGTCCGCAGCATACGAGCCATCCGCTCGCTTCGCGAGAATCAGCCGCCCCGCACCGTCCTGCCAAGCATCGAACCGCCACCCCAGCCGGTGACAGGTGTCCCGGACCTTCGGCCAGCCCGTCGACCTGATCCCCTCCGGGGCAACCACATACCGGGCGACCTCCGACAGGGGACGGTCAGTAACCGGTGCCGTCCCAGGCTTCGTCATCGGTGTTCGCGACCACCGAGTGCTCCCCACCCCTGCCTGCGGCCTCGAGCGTCTCGATCTCCTTCGAGATCAGCGATAGCTGCCTGTGCAGCGCCGCCTTCGCTGGACCCTTTTCATCCGGGAGGGCTGCCGCAATCTCGCGCCGTTGGGCGAGGAGAATCTCCAGGTAGCTGCCGTTCTCGATCGCGTCGATGAGAGTCTTCGGCTTCGCCGGCACTGGGGGAGTCTCGTTAGGGGAGACCACCCGGACGTGTGCAGGACGTTTCGGCATTCGCTGGCCCCTCCCTTCCGGGGTGAGAAAAAAATCGAATAGGGGGGATGCGCCTTTGCCGAGGGGAGCGGGCGCCGCGACCTGGGGGTCCTCCCCCAGGTCCCTGAGGTCTCACACCGCGAGGAGGAGCAGTTGCTCACCGCCGCCGCGGTCTCCCTTGCTGGAGTTGCAGCTAAAGCAGGCCGTCCGGCAGTTCGATGGCTCGTGCGTGCCGCCTCGGCCGAGTGGGATCACATGATCGATCGTTGGGGCCTTGGGATGTGGCACCTGCCTGGCTGGATTCGTCATCTTACGGCAGATGTGGCAACGATATCCATCGGCTTCGAAAACTCTGAGGCGGTCTACGTCTTCCACGAATGCGTCCGCCAACCGCGCCCGGCGGCGCTGCCCATGTGTTGCCAGGCTCTCACGTCTGCGATGTTGAGCGCAGAGTGTGCGGCCATCCCGGGCGTTGCCTGCGTTCGAGCGGATCGGTGCACCGCATTCATCACAGCTGCGCCCTTTGCGAGGACGCCCCTTGCGGTTCACCTGAGATGCGATCGAACCATGTTTGTCCAGCATGGCCGCTCGGTACTCGCGGCATTTGATGGTGTGCTCCGCCTTGCATGGCAGGCACCTGCATCCACGTCGGTAGCGAGCGTGCGTTCCGTGTTCGGGTAACTCTCGGGCCATTGCACTGTCCTCATGAATGCGAGAACCCCGCAGCATGAGGTCTGCGGGGTTCTCTTCCCTCGGGGATCAGTCGAGGGCGTCTATTGGGGTTGTGGCGGTTACCAGGTTCGCGAGGTGATGTAGATCCGTGGTCCTGCCGTGGCCGGCATCTCCTCGGCGGTCTTGTCGGACTTCACGCGGTTGCAATGCCTGTGGGCTGGTTGCAGGTTCTCGAGTTCATCGAGTCCGCCTCTGGCCAACGGGATGATGTGGTCGACGACGAACTCGCCGGGGTCGAGGTGCGGCAGCGTGTAATCGATGTCCTGACCGCAGATGCCGCAGGGTGGTTTCCCTCGACGGAGTACCGCTCTGTGTCGGTCTCGTGTGGCGGTGTTGCGTTGGGCTCGACTACCAGGCATCAGGGGGCCGCAGCTGTGGCCTCGTAGGTCAGGATGTCCAGGTGCGGCGCGGGTTCGTACTGTCCATACGGCTCAGTGCATGGCTTCCGCGAGACCAGGGTTAGGTTGCTTGCGACAAGCCCTACCTCGCGGCACTTGGCATCCAGGACATCCCACGCGTTGCGCTCAGCCTTTGCCACATTCGCCGCAGTCTCATCACCCCGGTGGAGAAAGACCACCGTTCGGCAGGTCTCTCCGACGTAGCTTGTCTGGGGTGCGATCGACATGACTTCCTCTCACATCGGTGTAGCTGCTGGAGTCCAAGTATGACGTGTCCCTGTACGCCAGGCTTTGCGTGGTGCCGTGGTGTTGCCTGTGTTGCTATGCCGCACCAGGGTCGGGCCGTCCGCATGATCCACCAGACTCGGCCAGGTGTAGGCGACCTTGTGGCCGCGGGCTATGCACCAGGCGGTCATGCGCTCATCGGGTGGCAGGTCGTTGCCGTGTGCCCAGTCCAGCCAGTCGTCTTGTAGGTCTGTGTGCAGTGCGATGGCTACGGCGTGCAGGACGTGGGTGGTGGTCAGCCAGTGCGGGTCTCGGTCGTCTATCCGGACGAGAACGCGGGAGATGCGGTCTTGCCACCGGACGGGCCTCGTCCGACCGAGGTAGAACGACACCACGGGTTCGGGGGCTGCGGCGAGGGCTTGCTCTGCCTGCTCAGTGAAGCCGGGTACCGGTTGGGCGTCGTCCTCGAGCACGCCGGCCCACTCGGATTCCATACCGCTTGTGAGCCGCCAGGCTTCGAGGTGGTTGATCCCGGCGCCCTTGCTGCCGTCGTCGAGGGCAATGACAGCGCCTACGGTGCGGGCGAGTTCGGTGGCCTGGGTGAGGCGTGCGTCGTGAGCTACTACAGCCCAGGAGATCACAGCTTCAGCGCCAGCGGCAGTTCGATCCAGTGATCACACATCGGCTCTGCCTGTCCTGCACGGACGACGGCGACGTACTGATGGCCGGGCACATCCACCGGGGAATTGAAGTAGCGAAAGGCGACCGGCTCTCCGTCGGACGGCATACGGAACTCGGCAGATGCACCGCACGCGCAATCGAGCTTGGCCGTGAGGTCTTGACATTCCCGTTCGATGTTGAAGGTGGCAGGCAGGACGGATACGCAGATCTTGCCCCCGAACTCCACGAGGAGCGTGTCCGGTCGAGTCAGGTCGGGAGCTGCTTGCATCACTTCCCCGGCCTCCTTCTGGCTCATTTGTGCTGCCACCACGAGAAGTCGTTGACCTCGCCGCGTTTGAAGACGGTGTTCACCATGGAGCCCCAGACGAGGCGGTCGGCGTAACGCGTCCATGCGACGAGATTCAGTGCGCCCATGTCGCCGATCCCGAGGTCCTTGTCTGTGCCTCTGGCGACGGCTTCGGCGTTGTCGGCGTGCAGGGTGATCAGGTCGTGGAGGAAGGCCATCACGGTCGACCGGTCGCCGCCGATGAGTCCCGCGTTCAGCAGCTGCTTGGTCGGGTGTTCGGCGATGAAGTCCTGGACCGCCTTGGCGGGGTGGTTGTCCCGCATCCACGGGATGTCCACGACAGCGGGTTCGCTGCCGAGGTACAGGGTTCCCGGCTGCATGTGCGGCCAGGGTTCGTGGAGCATCTTCACGTCCGTGCCGTCCACGCACCACACCCAGTCGACCTCCGGGTGTGCCCGAAGGTACTGCCAGGCGGCGATGTGGCGCTGGAAATAGACGTTGACGGTGTTGGCCGACCGCACGAACTCGGTGTCGTCGGTGTCGAAGTCGGTCAGTTCGTCGTGGCAGACGACCAGGCGGGCGCCGCGGATCGACTTGCGCAGCTCGTTCAGGAGGCTGGAGTCGGCCCGTAGGCGGGTGCCGCGCTGCGGGTCCGGCCGGCCGGTGAGCAGTGTGGTGATGACGGCGTTGCGCCCGGGCCGGTACGGCACGAAGTCTACGGAGTGCCGGTGGCGCTCGTAGAGGGCTTCGTTGCGCTCGAGGTGCGCCTTGCGGACCGCGGGGTCGACGGCGCGTTTGAATGTGGGGTGTTCGGCGTAGTGCTCGTCCATCGAGTACAGCAACCGTCCGGAGCCCTGCACGTCCTGGAAGCGGTGGGTGGTCAGCCCGGCGTTGTGGATGCGGCTGGAGTACTCCACGTGCTCCCAGCCCCATGTGCCGAACTCCGGTCGCATCCCGCCGACGCGCTCTACTGCTGAGCGGTGGAGGTAGAGCAGGCACCCGCGCGGATGGGACATCGCGATATGCCGATCGTCGGAGTAGACCGTCGGCGGCGTTTCGAGACGCTTACGCCGGTCCACATCCTTGAACAGCATCATCAGGTGCGGTTCAGGGGATTCGACGTAGGGCCGCCACCACTCCTCGGTGAGGGGGTAGGTGTCGTCGTCGGCGAGGAACAGGTGCTCGACGCCCGCATCCATGAGAGCGGCGATGCCAGCGTTCTTCGCTCGGGCTATGCCCACGTTCTCGTTGAATCGGATAGCGCCCGGGATGGGGTCGTTGGAGGCGTCGTCGATGACGACGATCATTGCGCCCGGGGTGAGTCGCTGGAACTCGGCGAAGGTCTTGTCGAAGACGTCCCGCCGGTTCCGGGTGGTGATCGCTACACCGATCGACGGGCGGTCGGGGGTGTAGCGGATGCCGTCGATGACGACCTCGGTCACTGGAGGGTCAGTTGCCTGCGGAACCGGTCACGGCGCCGATGATGGCGCGCGGGATGGCGAAGCCGTTCCACGAGATGACTTCCCAAAGCACTCCGAAAAGGAACCCGGCCATTATTCACTCCTGTCACAAAACATACCGACGAAAACGATGCGAGCTGCGTCGATGCCGTACTCACGTGGTCAATGCACCATCTCTTCGACCGCCCGAGCCGGTCGCGCCGTCACCCGAACCTTGCTCCCCGCAGGCTGCCAACCCGTAGCGACGCCGTACCAGACGTCCGGGGCTTCACCCTCCGGCGCTTCGGGATCGCCGATCGCCACCAGGAACCGCTCCCCGATCGGGGATTGGGCCAGGCGGGCAGTGAACTCGTTCGACGGGGTGAGGAACACCCGATCCATGCCTTCGCTCGAAACGACTTCGGCGCCGGCGAGGACGGTGGAGCCCTGCTGCGGGTCCTGGCGGTCGTTGACGCGGATCACAGCGACTTCCATTCGGGGTTGTAGTCGGCATGGTCGGACCAGATGGCGGCGACCGGGGCCAACATCGAGTCGAGTTCGGCGCTCGGCGTTCCGATGTTGACGGCCAGGCTCCCGAGGTCGCGTATCAAGGCGCGAATGGCGGCGCATCGGCGCAGGACTCGGTTCGGGTTGTGCCGCGCGATGTGCTCCCAGTCGGGATCGCCGCTGGCTGCCCAGTCTCCTACCCCATCCTCCCAGCGAACTGACGCATGGGCCATCTGCTCGTCTTCAGTGAGGCGGACATCGATGAAGTCTTCGATGTCCATCACTGCCCCTCCTTCAACTCTCGGATCTTGGCGCGCACCCGCTCCACGCACATCGCGAACGCCTCCGTCTTCGACGGGTCCGTGCATTCGATACCGCGGGGATGGAACGCGCACCAGCGGCCGTCGTTGAGTTGCCTGACCTCGATCTCGTCGATGTCCCAGAACTCCTCGGCGTCCGGGATTTCCGGCCAGGTGCCGTCGTCGTTGCGCCAGATGTGCTTGCCCTGGTTCGACGCACCCGACGGGACGCCGGGTGTGGGAATCCATCGGACCACGGCTTTGTCGGGGTCGAAGGAGATGCCGCGCTGTATCAGGTACTGGGCCAGCCTTGGTGCGCCGCCGCCGATCTGCATCGACGTGGGCCCGCCGAGTTTCCGGCCGGTGGGGCTGTGCCACTCAGGTAGGTGGATGACGGCCAGCTCCTCGGCCAGCGCCACAACCTCCGGTGGGAGTTCCGGGACATCCTCCGGCTTGGGGAGTTTGCCTTCCATCGCCAGCTCTACGAAGCGCTTGAACTCAGGCTTGGCGAATACGCCACCCAAGTCCTCGTAGCCGGGTGGGGGCTTGCGTTGGTCGCGGGGCTCGTGGCCCTTGAACTTGACCTCGCGCTGGGTCTCGCTCAACCCTCCCCCTCCTTGCGGCTCTTCTTCGCCTGGTGCGCGGCGAATGAGGCTTCGCTATTCGCGTACAGGGACAGCAGGATGACGAACAGGACGCTGTCCTTCCACCACACAAGGGCAGGGACAGCGAGGACGATCCACAGCCACCCGAGGATCAGGTGGCGGCGGTCCAGCCACCTACGAGCGGTAGAGGTCGACACGGCGGAGGAGGAAGCGGGTGATGCGCAGGATCAGGGCGTCCCAGAGGCTCGCGATCACCGGCCGAAGCCGCCAACCGCGTTTCGACGCTCCCACACACGCTCGGCCGCCGCCCTCGCGGACTCCAGATCCATGCCGAAGTTGTGGACGTAGACAGCGTTGGTCAGCGGCTTGTTGATGGTCTCCTCGACCAGGTTCGGCGAACCATCCTCACGCAGCAGGGCATTGCCTACGCGGATGCAACGCTCGCCCAGCCATATGCGCATCGACATCAGCGGACCCCTTCTTGGTTCACCAGCGGTTTCTCCGCGCTCTCCTGGGATTCTCGGGGGATGACCTCGACGGCATCGGCGAAGAACGTCACCGTGGCCTTGCAGAGCTCGTCCACACCTGCCTCGATGTGGACGCCGTCCTCAACGATCAGCCAGGGGAACTGGGTGCCGTCGATGAACAGCTTGCGCTGCTTCAGGTCCAGCACAACGCGCTTGGCGAGTTCCGGCATCAGTTGGCCTCTTCCCGGTCGTGTTTGCCGCAGCACCCGAACATGTCCCCCGTGACCCGATCCCGGAACACGATGGCGTAGGAGGCGGGCACCTTGACGGCCTCCATGTGAGAGATGGGAGGCAAGGGCGGGTAGATGTGGTCAGCGAGGCGACGTAACCGAGCAGCGGCCCACCTACGCATCGTCATCTCCCAGCATGTCCGGGGCCGACTGGATCATCGGGATACACGCCGCTACCTTCGCCTGCTCCAGCAGGCCGAGTTTCTTGGCGAGGGGCATCGTGGATCCGTCGGCAGTCCAGTAGGTTTCGCCGGTTCGGTGGTCGCCATCCTTGTTCAGGTATTCGGTGATCGTGATCCGGGAGAGCGGGAAAGCGCCCTCGGGGAGGTCGCTCAACCGAGGCACCAGTGCATCAGGTCGAACGGATACCCGCCGCAGTGCTTGCAGTGGATGCCGTCGTGGGAGGAGAAGTGGTGGGAGCCGATACCGGTCTCGTGCTCACCGCCAGCCCTGGTCACCACTGCTGTACCCACAGCACGCCCACAGGGGCCGTGTACACCTGCTCCAACGTGTGCAGCGGGGCGGGAGTGCACCAGGAGCGGATAAGGGCAGCCAGGTCCATCAGGACTCCGTTCCGATCGGTTGGGGTTGCCCTCGGCGGGATTCGAACCCGCGTCTGCGCAGAGGGGGCCATTCGCCCGCCCAACCCATCGGCGGACCGGACTCGAACCGTGCCACGTGCGCCGTCTTAGGCCGCTGGACTACTGAGGGGATGTTGGGGCCGCAGCGCGCGCAGCTCCAGGCTGTGGAGGTAGGAGCTGCAACAGCGAGGACGTCGGACCGACCTCAAACGGATCAGCGCGCTGCGGGGAATGTGGGGGCCTGAATCGGCCGATAGACACACGTGTGGTTGGCAGTGAGGTTACACGTTACCTCGCGCAAACTCACGCCACCCTCTTCTGGCGTGTCCGCGCAAGGTAATCCAGCACGTCCCGGAACCGATACCGTGGCCTGCCATCATCATCGAGACGCTCGATATGCCCCCGATAACCCCACATCCGCACAGTACGGGGAGCCACCGACAACAACTGCCCGATCTGCTCTGCGGTCAGCGCCTCGTCGAGGTCGACCACGTCCGACTCCATCGGCCTGACCCAACCCTGGCCGAGGTCTACGGCCTTCTCGTCGAGGCGATGGCAATGCTCGGGAGCGATCGCCAGCAGGGCCGCACGGTAGGACTGGGCGATGCGCCGGGCGCGCTCGAGCGGGGTATCAGCCGGGAACGGCCACGGGTCCTTGCTCATACCTTCACGGCCTTCCGCTCGAAGTCCAGGACGTTGCTCAACAGGGCGAAATGCGCGCTGTCCCAGGCAACCCGGCATCCCTTGCAGGTGATCAGCTCCTGGTCCTTGGACACAGCCAGGGCCTTGCGGGCGCAGTGCGGGCACGGGTCGGGCAGGAATGTGGTCATCTCGACGAGGCCGAGCAGTGCCTGCGCGCGTCTGTGCAGGTTCGCCAACCGCAGGATCCCATCCACGCCATCCATGACGGTCGCGGCGAAGCTATCGCCACCGTCGGGATGCGGCACCCAGACCGTGAACTGGCTGGGCGGCATGTCGGCGATGGTGCCGAGATTGGCGAAGATCTTCGACAGGCAGGCGTTGGTCGAATATGGGTCTTCACCGGACAGGCGCCTGGACCAGCGGGCGGCTTCTTCGTCGAATTCCGTTATCAGGGCGTCGACACCGAGGGCGATGGGCACGGGCAGCTCGGTGCTTCCAGACACCTTCGGCTGCGAACTGGTGGACGGTTCCTCAGTGCGTGCGCCCCACAGCAGGCCGTAGTCGTCCTTGAGTTGCCGGATAGCTGCGAACGCGTGCTCCTCGCATGGGAGACACAGGGAGTCGGGGCGTTCAACGCCGAGGCCGCGGTATTTGCCGTTGGCGTTCTTGACCCGCGCTTTGCAGCGGCGATGCTGGCGGCATTCATGTTCCGGACTGTCCGACGCCCGAGTGGTCATACCCGAATTCTATCGATCTTCGTCGCGAAACTCGAGTCACAGAACCAGCAGGTCAGCAGTGATGTAGCTCGCCCAGAACGCAACTAAGCCCACCTCGGGAAAGGTGGGCTTAGGATCTGCGCCGGTTGCCGCCGTCGCGGGGTGAGCACTGCCGAAGCGTGGTGGCTCCAACAGAGGCTCGAGTGTCTTTCTCAGGGACGGGTTCCAGGATAGCGGGATGCGCCGACAATCTCGAGACACAGCTAAGCCCCGCCTTGCGGGCGGGGCTCAGGAGCGGACAACTCCCGCGCCGGCAGAGTGCGAAATTGAATCGTCCGGGGGAGACGATAGCGGGTTACACCGACGAACTCGAGCCAGCGTGCGGGAACTCGCCGGTCTTCACCCACCTCCGTATGGACAGCTCGCAGCCGTCGACAAGCGCCAGCCCGTTTGCGCGGCCGGAATGTGATGTCCGACCGCCACATCCACAGCTGCACCGCCTCCGGTTACGGTAGCGGCCCGGCAATTGGGTCGAGTATCGCTGCTGGTCGACGGAACTGACCACGCCCCAACCCGTCTGTCCGGCCGCCAGGGCGCGAACGCGGTGCTTATCGTCGCTCACGGCCGCTCCCCTTCGTCGCCGATCTCCGGCACCTCACCCAGGCGCTCTAACTCCATCAGTTCGATCCCGTCCTGGTATGCCTTGACGACACCGACGCGCATGGAGCCGTCCGCGTCGACCCAGCCGACATGATCGCCGCGTGCCAAGATCCACGGCGCACTGTCCGGAATGGAGACCAGATCGCCTTCGGTGGTGGGTATCTCGCGGCCCGCGATCGGCACCAGGTATTCGCCGTCGAGTTCGATGCTCATCGCGCCTCCCCTTCGTCGCCGATGATCGCCCGCAACCCACCCCGCTGCACGAAGTCGTACACGTCATCCCCGATGATGCGGCGTGCCTTGACCTCCTGCTCCACGAGATGGAACCGGGACTGCATCTCCATGTGCTCGCGCAATCCCTGGATCTCGGAGAGGGTCCATCCGCGTCCGCTGCTCATGGGGTTGTTCCTCCCGACTCGGCCCAATACGTGATCACGCCCCGGTCAGTCGAAGGATGGGCATGCCTCTCGAATCGACGCCCATCGAACTCCAGAATGTCGACCGGCGTCGAGCAGTCGATGTGTACCGGCTCGCCCGCATACTCGCCATCAGGGATACGCGCCACCTCGACGGTGACAGTGGTCCGCGTGCCGTCACGGGTGATCGCCGTCGCCTCGACCAACTCCCGGGTCAGCCTGGTGAATTCGGCGTCGATGATCTCCTGCAACTTCTGGTTCTTGGTGGCTATGGTCATGGCTTCTCCGTCTCGGTGGTGTCCTCGGGGTCGTAGATGGAGGCCAGGATCTCCGCCAGGTCCGTGCACACGGCCCGCAGATCCGGTTCCGGACCAGAGCCGTTGAGCGCGTCGTCCAATAGAGCCGCCGCGTCCCGCAGCTTCTCCGACTGGCGTAGGACACGGCGAGGGTCGACGTTGACGATGTGCAACGCATCCTCGATAGCCATCGACCGAGCGACCGTGATGCTGTCGAAGACGCCCGTCCCGCCGTGACCATTGTCGCGCCTGACCCCACCTGCGACGATCTCCGCTGCGTCGCAGACCGGTCCGCTCGTCCACCATTCGCTCGGATCCCCCGCGGCATTCCTGCTCGCCGCTGCCCGTGCGAGTTGTTCGTCTCTATCCAGTCCGGCGGACAGGGCAGCCAACGCAGAGGAGAGGGTCACGGCATATCCCTCACGCCGATGATCCGCATCTCTGGGTTCATCATCTTCGCCTCGGCGATCGGGTCGATCGAGGTGTGATCCTGCCGCGGCAGCGGTGCCACTTCCCGGCGGGTGCCGTACTCGGCTTCCAGGCCACCGAGCCAGAACAGCACCTTCTCCTCGGAGTTCAACCCCTTCGGCACATCCACGGCGGCGAGGTCGGGGAACTGCTCACGCAATGCGGGTTCACACTCGTCGGACAGACGGGGGAGCTGGTGCGTCATCGGCTTCTCGCCGGTCATCCAGCCGAGCAGGTCTGAGACGCCGTCAATGTGGCGCGGTGAGACGAGCTTGCCGGAAGTGATGCTCAGGATGTCCCCGATGTGGAAGCTTCGGGTCTGGGTAGTCTTTGTCATGGTCGAATCCTCTCGCGATTCGGTCAGTGGCCGGGGTGTGTCTAAGCCCCCGGCCACACCCAATTTTAGCAGTTCACAGGGTATTTCACGGCCCCGCAAAGCGGGTTCATCAGGCAGCCCCATCTCGTCGTCCGGTGAGCAGCGCCACGAAATCCCGCAGCGTCATCAACACATACTGGTCGCCAGGCAGTGTGGTGCCGCGCCGTTTGGCGACCACCACCCCGGCGATGGCGTCGTCATTGCCGCGCTCAAGGTCGGCTTCGCCGAGCCACTGGCCGGGCAGCAGCCTGCCCCCGTACTCCTTGCACTCGACGACGATCCGGCCACCCCCAACCGTGCGCAGGCCGGAGATGTCGCCGCGGTCCTTGGCGCCGTTGCGGGTGCGCCGTTCCACGCGGTCATCGACGTGCTCGGCGAGGTAGCGGGCGGTTGCTGTTTCCAGCCACGTGCCCGCAGTCTTGGCGGACTTGCGGGAGCGGGTCACTCCGACACCGCCTTCCTGATTTTCAGCCGACCCACCCCAGTTATGGTCCACACCCGCGCGGGGGCGTTCGGCGGCTCGGCCTGGATCGAGACCAGCGCGGGATGGCGGAACTCCTGCCCCTGCATGACTTGCAGCGCCCGGTACACCGAACGCTTGTCGAGGTTCAGGGTGGCGATGATCTGGCTGGCGGAGCGTGGCTTGCCGTCGGTGAGCAGGCGCAGGATCGCCTGCTCGACGGGACCAGCGCCGCGACTGTCGCGGGTCATTCCCCCGGCTCCTTCCATCCCGTCGCCAACCGCCAGCGGCGTTGCATACCGCGGCCGATGTAGCGCGAATCCACAGCGGTGGGCAGGAGTCCGGCCTCGGCGAGGGCATCAGCGAAATGGGCGGCATGGGCCCGGTACTCGTCGCGCATCCTCTCGTCGAGGCGGCCCCACATTTCACGGGGTGTGCCGTTACTCAACTCCGGATGGGATCTCAGGTCGATCACCCTTTGCGCGCGGGCCAGGGTCTCCACGTACAGGGAGCGGATCTCGTCGGGAGTCATGCGTCCTCCAGGTAGACAACGCGGCCCGTGCACCTGGTGACGAACCACGGCAGCCAGTGGCGAGGGTTGCGGAGGTTGAGCCGACCCCGCCACCAGTCCGAGCGACCACGATCTGGAACAAGCAGATCGCCGCGCGAGTCTTCACCGAGACTGTGACGACCGACCCAGGATTCGCTTCTGTCGTTGTCGTAGTAGTCGTAGTCGATCATCACGGCTGCACCTCCCGCAGTGCGCACACCACGAACTCGCCGCCGTCGGGATCATGCCCGGCGATGATCCCCTCGGCGGTGTTCGCCTGCTCCAGGGTGGCGAAGGCGGGCACGGTCGCCGAGAGCTCGCCTGCCACTTCTACGACCGCGTACCCGAGTGGGGAACGCTGCGCAGCCTCCAACTCGGCGGTCAAACGGTCGACTTTGCGCTGGATCCGCGCCCGTTCCTTCGCCATTCGGGTGAGCTGGGATTCGTGCGCGGTCTGCATCTCCCCGATCGCTGTCCGGGCTGCCTGCATCACCTCCAGGGCCTCCAGCACGTACCCCGGGTCGATGTTCAGGTTCTTGCCTGCGGCGGCCGCCTCACGTGCGGAGGTCAGCAGGAACGACAGCTCCTCGTTCAGCTCAGGCATCGCGGTCTCCGTTCTCGTCCAGCGGCTTCCATGGCCCCGTCCATACCTCACGCTGACGGGCAGCGTCCGGGGTTGTCTCGTACACGTGCACCGCGCGCCCTTGAGCAGCCTCGGCGCTGACGACGTCGCCGTGCACCATCCCGCCCCACTCCACGCCGTACTCGGTGGTGACCTCCGAGTGGGCGACGACAAGATGGTCAGCGAGAACGGTTTCGGCTAAATGCGCGGACCAGATCGCGAGGCTGGGCGCATCGACGCCGCACAGGCATGTGCCCGAGACATACTCGGGGAAGTGATCGGCGATCAGTTTCGCCAATGCGTCGCGGTCGGTCACTTGGTGTCTCCATTCTCGGTGGGCAGCGGCGCCTGACCGGCTCCGTCGCATCGGTATTCACGCCCGTAGCCCCACATCCCGGACCCGAGTGGACCACCGTGATGCCGGAGATTGCCGTCCTTCTTCAGCAGGATTTCCCGTCGGCACACAGGGCAGGTGCCGCGTGTCATGTCACTCACCTGTGGGCCTTTCGGTGGGCAGGTACAGGACGACCACGGAGCCGTAGTTGTGCAGCAGCGTCCGGGCAGTGAGTCCCGAACTGCCGTTGCCCCAGAGGCTGACCGGTTCGGCCATGTTCTGCCAGACGGTGCGGGATCGGGTGGCGAACACGACAGAGTCGATGGGCAGGGCATCGAGGGCTTCGGGGGTTTCGATTACCTGGGCGGGTGGGCGCCAGCCCGCGGCGATTGCTATGTCCGCCACCTGGTCCGCGCTGTAGCGGATCTCGGCGGCGGTCTCGCCCACCGATCCCGGTCCAGCCAACTGCTCCCAAGCGAATTCGGCCAGAGTGTCGCGGTCAGTCATTCGGTGGGCCTTTCGGTGATGTCGGTGAGGGCGTAGATGCGCCATCCGGGACGCCAGTGGTTGGCCTGATCCAGTGCCAGCCGAGCGGACCTCTCGGTGGCGTAGGCGACGCCGTCCCATTCGGCGAACTCGGGGCAGGCGCCGTGGTGGGTGATACGGCCGACGAGGAAGCCGTCATTGCGACCCCCCAGCGGCCCCGTAGGCGGACGAACGGGAGCCTTGCGACTGTCGGGACGCAACCCGGCGTGGATCTGCGTCATGGGGCCACGCCCTCGATGAGCCGGTACCCGGTGGACGTCGGGTGCATCCGGTCCACCTGGATACGCACCTTCCGAGAACGGGCCGGCGGCTTGCCATCCCAGTCGGTCAAGACCTGGCACACCGCTCGACGAGCGCTCGGCAGGGCGTGGTCCGGTTCCTCGAAGCCCTCGACCCGGATCGTCCGCTCGCCGTTGCCGCGCCAGTCGTTGTCCGCCCACACGCTTCCGACACGGATCTCCGTGCCGTGCTTGTTCGTGACGGATTCGGTCATCGGTTGTTCGCCTCCTCGGCGTTGATTGCTGCCCGGCCAGCGGATTTCCCACTGGCGGTGAGTGTCTTGCCATCGGTGGGGATACCTTCCCGTGCCAGGAGAAGCAGCTCCATCGCGTCGTTCAGCGCCCCGGTCACCTGCTGCCTCCACCGGTCGGTGGCGTCGTGATGCGCGGCATGAACCTCCGCGTCCGCGACGTACGCGCCGCAGGACGGGCACACCGCCGCACCGGACGGCACCGTGCTGCCGTCCAGGCGGGCCGTGGAGGCGGGATCGGGGTCTCGCGGTACCCGGACGATCCGGAAGGGCTGGGCGGTCATCGGGTTCCGCCCTGTCGGTCGGACCGGCCCATCGCTCGCTGCTGTTCGGCATCGAATTCGTCGCGTCGCTGGCACGCTTCGGGGTCGTTCTCGTATCCGAAGAACACCTGCGTGCCGTCTGGGTTGCGGCGCCAGATGGGTATGCGGCCTGCGTGCCAGTCCTCGTACGCCTTGCGCTTGGCGGCGGCCCAGTACTCGGGGGCCTCGATCGCGACGGGTTTGCGGTAGCGGTTCAGGATCTCCCTCACCTCGGCCGCGGTGCAGAACAGGTTCGCGTGGGCCTCGTCGAGGCGCTGTTGCTCATCGGGGGTCATGACGCACTCCGGGCGTTTTCGTAGTAGGCCGGGTCCGCGGGCATCCACGGCAAGATTGGGGAGTACTGGAGTTGGCTCGGCCACGACCGTTCCTCGCGGGATCCGCGCCAGGACACGACGTCCACCAGCTCGGCGCGGCCCTTGGCCGTGTCGTTGTCCGAGCGGCGCAGTCCGAACCCGAACTCCGGCCAGCGAAGCCACATGCTCGAACCGATCGGCGCCATGTTGCGGCGGCCGTCACCGGTGGTCGACTTGCCCGCGTGCGCCTCGGTGAGCAGTGCGAAGCCGTGGCGTTCCCGCAGTCCGTCGATGACCCAGGCGATCTCGCGGGCAGGTTTCTCGTCGTTCGGGTTCTCGTGGTGCAGCTTGTACAGCGGCCCCAGCACCAGCAGGTCCGGGGCGAACGCGCTGATCGTGCGCTCCAACCAGGCAGTGTCCGCGCCACCGAGCAAGTCGATGCCGGCCGGACGAACCTCCAGCGACATGTAGTCGTTCCAGTCCATCGGCGAGACGCCCATGTTCCGGCGCCGCTGGTCGATCGTGGAGAGCATCTTGCGGAACTGGCGGGCGGACTGCTGCGGGGAGTTCTCGCAGTCCACGTACAACACGCGGGTGTGGTGGTTGCCGGACCCCAGCAGCGCCGCGGTGAACGGGTGCATCCCCGCGGCGAGCGTGCAAGCGATCTGCCGACAGGCCACGGACTTGCCGCCGCCCTCCGCGCCAGTGATCACCACACGGTCCATGCGCTCCAGCAGGCCGGGAACGAGCCAGTCGTGCTCCTGGGAGATCGACTCCAGGTAGTCGGCGATTCCTTGCGGCGGTTGGTAGTCCAGCTCGCCTGCGGTCCGCTCGGCCTGGTCCAGCGCGCGCCGCATCTCGCGGATGTGCGCGTCCAAGTCGAGGCGATCGACCCCGCTCTCCCATGAGGAGTTCGTACGTTGCAGAAGGCGGCCGGCAGCGGTGTTCAGTTGCCGCGTGGCAGCCAACCCCTTGATGCGCTCGGCGTGGACCACCGCCGCCTCGGGCAGCGCAGCGTGCGCGTGGCAGCTGAGCACGAACATCGGGTCCACCTTGACGGGGACGAGTCCACGGTTGGCCGCCTCGACGAGCACAGTCTCCGGGTCGATCGGCTTGCCAGCGGTCATCATCCCGGCGACCACTGCCGCGAGATTGCGGGACGTGTGGTGGAACCAATCGTCGGGACCGATCGCCAGGAACGTGTCCCGAATGCGGTCCGGCGAGGACATAGCCGTGCCGAGCAATGCCCGCTCGGCGGTCAGGTCGTAGGCGATTGGCGCGCCGTCGCTCATTCCTGCCAATTCGCACCCCGAGCCCGGCGGATGTTCTGGGTGACGTGGCCGGGCATGATCCAGCGGGTCTGGTCGGCGTAGTGCTCGTGCACCGCATTGACGGCCTCGTCGAACGTCCAGTTGCGACGCCGCGCCGCCTCGGTCCACACCATGATCGAGCTTTCGTCGATGTCGCGGCCGTCGTAGCGGGTGACCACCTGTAGCAGGGTCACGATCTCGTCGTGGGTCATGCCAAACCTCCAGGGACGACGCGCAGTTGCGCGGGCGGGTTCTGCGAGGGCCATGCGCGCCTCATCAGCTCAGGGTCGGGGTTGTGCTTGGACTGCTCAGCCGCAGCGACGACAGCGGCACGGGAAGGACGGCGGTTGCCGTTGCGCTTGGACGCGATGCGCAGCCAGTTGCGGAAGGCGGCGTCCCAATCCCGGCACCGCCGGTCGTTTTGGTGCGCGTGATCGCGGAACTGGTCGAGTTCGAACCTCGCCTGCTCGGTCGACAACCCGAGTTCGCGAGTGAGCTTGTTGTGCGAGTCGTTGGGCTTCCACTCAGCAGGGAGGGGAACCTCGGGCTTGCGTCTGCGCTTCGCCGTTTTCGGCGAAGAAGAAGAGGAAGCTTCTAAGGAAGCTTCAAGGGAAGCTTCTAAGGAAGCTTTGTCGGACTCTGTGTCCGGGGTCGAGGGGACTCTGTGTCCGGGGTCGACCGGAACATCTGTCCGGGGTCGAGGGGACTCTGTGTCCGGCGTGAGGGGAAGCTCTGTCCGGGGTGAGAGGAAGGAGATTCCGGTGTGAGGGGAAATTGTGTCCGGGGTTTCCTGCTCTATCTCCTTCGGCAGGACCATCACGAGATCCCAGACAATCGGCCGGTGGCCCTTCGACAGGTGCGCCACCAACTGTTGGTCGCCGCGACGAATCAGCCCCTTCTCCTCCAGGGCACCCAGCGCTCGACGGACCGTTCGCTCGGTGAACTCGGAGCGCTCCGCGATCGTGCTCTGAGCCACCCACACGCCGCAGCCATCCGGGCCCGCGATCTCGGCCAGGATCATGAGGACGCCCTTCTCGGTACCTCCGCCGGCCTTCGCTACACGGGCCGCCCACTGGCAGGCTTGCCAACTCATGAAACCTCCGGGATACGACCGGCTGCGTCGCCGGAACCGAGATAGGGCGGGCACGATGCGGCGCGTCGAATGGCCCGGCGCACTCCAGAGGAGGACATGCCGACGGCCTCGGCGATCTCGTCGGTCGACATTCCGTTCGCGGCGGCGAGCAGCAGGAAGTGGGCCTTGTTCAAGGCGAGGTTCTGCTCTTGACGGCGGAGGTGATCGAGCATGTCGACCAGGTAGGTGCGATGCTCGGAAACGCCGATATGCGGATCGGCAGGCGAAGAGTCCCTGGGCAGAGATATCCTATGCAAAGGGGCCTCCTTTCCAGCTGGATGGAAGGGGGGTTCTCAGGCCCTGGGCTCGCGGTTCCGAACAGTGTTGGTAGCGCTGTTCAGACCCACCCGGGGCCGTCTTCATTCTACCGGGCAAACGGTCTGCACTCGAGTCGCCACGACGTGTTATTTCGAACGAATGTGCGGGCAGCTCAACGGATGTCACTGCGCCCCCTCCATCAGGTCGAGCGTGGAATTCATGCGGGCTCCCCGAAGTCGAAGGCGCCCTGCTGCAAACGAGTCCGCAGGGACAGGTCCAGGTATTCCGCGTTGAGGTCGATGCCGATGTAGCGTCGGCCGTGTTTCGCCGCGGCCAGTCCGGTGGTGCCGCTGCCGGAGAACGGGTCGAGCACCACACCACCGGGCTTACATCCGGCCATCACGCATCGCTCCGCCAGCGCGGGAGCCATGACCGCGAAGTGGGCTCCCGGAAACGGTTGCGTCGGAAGCTCCCACACGTCCCCTCGATCCTGAATCGCGTCCTTGTCGAACCAGTTCCGGGCGGACTTGACGAGTAGGAATAGGTGCTCATGCGAACCGGAAGGTCGGTCAGTCACCGATTCGGGCATGCTGTTCGTCTTGGCCCAGATGACCTCGGATCGCAGGACCCAGCCGTCGCCACGGAGCGCGAACGCCACCATCCACGGGATGCCGAGAAGATTCTTGCCGGGGAGACCGCTCGCGGACCGCTGCGCTGCATGGCCCTGCGCTCGGGTGTTGCCGCCCTTGATGTCATAGCTCGTGCGACTGCCGCCGCTGTAGCTGTCGCCGAGGTTGAGCCACAGGGTGCCGTCGTCGGCGAGCACACGCCGCAGCTCGGAGAACAGCGCCCGCATGGTCTCGACGTACTCGGCAGGCGAGGACTCCAGCCCGTACTGTCCCTCAATGCCGTAGTCGCGGAGCCCAAAATATGGCGGGGAGGTGCAGATACAGTCGACACTGCCGCTGGGGAGTTCGCGCGCCACCGCGAGCGCGTCGCCGTGATACAGCGTCACCGAGGCGTCTTCGAAATACGGCTTCACGGTGCCTCCATCAGGTCGAGCGTGTACTGATCCCCGAACGGTGTGGGGACGATGGACAGGTCTGGATCCTCGAGATGCGCCGCGATCCGCTCAGCGAGGAACGTCGCCACCGGCACGGCAACGGCGTTGCCGATCTGCTTGCGCACCTGGTCCGCGGTCCCGACCCACTGGTAGGAGTCGGGGAATCCCTGCGCTCGGGCGCGTTCCCGGTTGGTCAGCATCCGGTGCCAGACACCGTCCCCCGTGACCGTGGCGACCGCGTGGTGGTTACCACCCGCGGTGACCGTGGCCAGCGGATGCTGATCAGCGCGGCGGGGTTTCGCGTTGCGCCGGTAGGTCACCAGGTGCGGCACACCTCGTTCGGTGATCTGGTCGATCTGCGGGGACACATACAGCCGTCGTGTCACCGGCCGGCCCAGGTCGGGGTCGAGGACCGTCGTAGCCGGAGGTGTGGCCACAGGCGGCAGTGACAGGTCCACGCCACCGTCGCGGGTGAACACTCCGAACCAGCGGCGCCGCACCTGTGCGACGGCCCCCGGCACCGCGGCGGCGTCGAGCACCGCGGGCTGATGCCGGTATCCCAGGGCTGCCAAGCCGTCCAGCCACCAGGGGAACAGGGTCCACTTGGTGAACTCCTCGACGTTCTCCACCACGATCGCCTCGTACTGATGCACCTCGGCCGCAGCGATCACCGCGAACGCGGTGGCCCGGTCGATCGCCCCCGCGTCCGCCCGCAGCCGCTCCACCTCCGCGGGTGGCTGTTTGCGGCCACCGGATCGGGCATGCCACACACACGACGGCGACGCCCACAGAGCGGTAGTGCGGGGGAAGGTACGGAAGTCGGTCTCCGACAGGTTCGCGGTGACATGCTCGGTGTCCGGGTGGTTCTTCTGGTGCGTGGCCACCGCGGTCGGCCAATGGTTGGCGCAGATGTCGACGCGTTGGCCGGCGCGGCGGATACCTTCCGACGACCCACCGCCACCGGAGAATAGATCTGTCCAGGTGATCACGCCGCCTCACCCCGCTCGGCCAGGAATGCCACCAACTGGAGGCCGATGTGGCGGGTGTAGGCCGGAGGAATGGCCTGGCACAGTTCGTTACCGTTCATCCAGTCGATGCCCATGGCCTCCGGGCCCACGTAGGTGCCGACATCGCCGGTGATGGAGACGTGATCGCCCATCTCCCAGCGCAGCTTCCGCTGCTTGGTGGCGGTGCGGATTACGTGCTTCGGATGCTCGGGCGCCACCAACGGCAGCCGGGACTCGAACCGGCGGTGTCGATAGGTTCGCAGACCGAACATGCCGCCGCACAGGACGATCGAGCGCTTCCTGTCGAGCGGGGCGGCCATGACGTTCTCGATCACGTACGGCTTACCCAGCTCGTCCAGGGCGGCTCTCGTCGCCGCGACCAGGTCCGGGTACTCCTTGTGCGGATGCAGCGCCCCGAGGGGCGTGTACGCCTGGCATGGGGGGCTGGCGGCGATGGCGTCGAACTCGTGGCCGTGGGCGGCCAGGAACTCCAGCGCGTCGCCCTGATGGAAGGTGAACGGGTAACGGGGTTGGGGTGCGATGTCCACACCCACTACCTCGAAACCGGCCTGGGCGTAGCCGGTGCTGGCGCCGCCGGCGCAGCAGAACAAATCAAGCAGCCGTGGTCTCACGCCGCCCCTCCCTCGATCGGGGTGACGCCACCGCGGTCATCGAGCAGCACCCACCGGCCGCGGTACAGCACCGGAACCTCCGCCGCGGTGAGGGAACCGTTGCGGCGCACCAACCAGCCGTTGGCGTACGCCTCTCTGCGATTGGCCTCGATCCGGTCGTGACACCGCGCCGCGACATGTAATGCGTTCGCCGGGCCGTTGACCCACTCCAGCGACGTACCTCCCCGGCCTCTGGGGGCACGGTGGTGGTAGTGGTCGGCGGGGCCACAGAAGTCCAGCTCGCACATCCCGTGGGAGCGGTGGGAGATGTCCTGCTTCGCGATCGTGGAGAAGCCGGGGCTCGACTTCTTGGTGCGCGACTGGCGCTTCGGCAACATCTGGCGGACCAGGTTGCGGGGGTTGGGGTGGACGGTCATGCCCCGTACACCCCGCTCCCGGAGATCGAGATGTCCGAGCGCACCGCGGCGCCCGTTGAGCGCCCGACCTCGATGCGGGTGGTGAGCGTCTTCACCGCCCGCGTCAGGCCACGAACTTCCATCTCCGCCAGTTCCGCGGCGAACCGCAGATCGTTGGTCTCAACGATCGCCTTGTGCTTCCGAAGGTCGACCGAGCCCTCAGCGCGGATAAAGGCTTCCGAGTTCGCAAGGGTGTGCGCGGCGCGCTTGCGGGTGGCTTCCTCGTCCTTCTCGTTGAGGGCGTTGGTCACCTCATCCAGACGGCGGGACAGCTTCATCAAGGCCAAGACGACTTCGTTCGGGTTCTGCGGCACCCTGAGTTCGTCGCTCATGACCCGGCCTCCGGGTTGCGCATCTTCACCTGAGAGGCACGCTTGCGGATGAAGTCACCCAGCACCGTGGGGAACCCGCCGTCGTCCAGCATCGGCGCGCCGTCGAGCTGATGGCCAGCGACCTCCTCGAACAGCTTCCGCAGATCATCGACCGAGTCCAGCTCCATCGCCCGCTCCCGGTACTCCATCACCGGAGGGACCTGGGCGCCGTCGGCGAGGAACTCCGCGACCTTCACCGCCAGCTCCACGCCGGGTTTGGTGTAGGCGGCGCCGATGTCCACGCCCTCGATACGGGACTTGCTGACCGTGAGGGTGTTCGACAGATCAAGGTCGCCGACGAGGTCGAACTCGTGCTCGATGCCGTCACGCTGGATCGGCTTCAACCCGACCCGGCGGGGCTCCTGCTTGCCGCGGTCGTTGGTCTCAAGCACGTACTCGGTCTTCACTCGCAGCGTGGCGATGACATGCCCGGGGAAGGCGAGGATGGCGTCGACCATCTTCTTCTCCTCGGGGCCGACGACCTTCCAGCCGGAGGCGAACTTGTTGGCACCGGAGCGTTTGTCGACCTGCTCCAACATGCCGTCCGCTCCCGCCCAGTAATGCGACAGGGAGTCGATCACCACGACATCGAAGCCGCGGCCGGCGGCCTTGCCGAGGTGATCCACCAGCGACAGCGGCGCGAACGAGGTGGGTTTGATGGTCTGGAATCGCCAGCCGTTGCGGCCCACATACTTCGACGCGGAGCCGCGCTCGGTGTCGATGACCGCGACCTTCTCCCCCAGCCCAAACGCCAACATGAGAGCGGTGTAGGTCTTGCCGCTACCTGCGGGCCCGGTGAGGGCGATGCGGGCCTTCGCGGCTTCCTTGGTCGCTTCTTCGAATTCCATCACGCCTCGATTCCCAGCAGCGGCACGGGCGAGTCAGCCAACATGTGGCGCACCACGTACTCCGCAGCGATTTCCGTCCTGACTTGCAGCACCCCGGCAGGCCGGCGCACCTCGATACCCGGGATCGGGCGCCCCCGCACAGCCAGCGCCTCCGCCTGCTTGAGCAGATGCTCGGGGACTACCTGCACCTCCGTGAAGAGGTCGGTGCGGCCGGAGTCGGTGAGGAACGCCAGCAACTCCCCCATGTCCGCCAACTCGATACGGGTGTCGAGCTTGTCGGGATACTCGGCGCGCAACCACTCCTCCAATGCGGCCTTGTCCACGACCTTCGCGACCGGTTTCGGGTCGGTCTTGGAGACTTTCCCCAACTTGATGTCGTCGCAGGTGCGGGCGGGGATGCTGGCGCCCTTCGGGTACTGAAGGGCGGCGACCTGCTTGGTGCGGTCCAGTTCCTCCAGCACCATGTCGGCCAGCTTCCTCAGCATCACCAGCTTGTAGGCGAGGTCTGCGTCGGTGTATGCCTCGATGTCAGTCACCGATGCTCCTTGTCGTCGATGAGGGCCGGGCCCTGAATGAATTCGGCGATCTCGGCGGCTGTCGCCAGATCGAATGACGCCACCCGGGCAGGCAGGGCGGTGTAACTGGTCGAGATGCGGACCTGTTTGTCGACGTGCTCGACGGCCAGCGACGCGAACCCTGCGCGCCACACCCGCCGCGTCATTCCCCCTCCTTGATGAATTGGGCGATCTCCTCGCGGGCGACGTGATTGAACGAGCCGACGAACCCGTACTCGATGACCTCGCCGCGCTCGTTGACGCCGTGCAGTCCGATACGGACCCGGCCGTCGAGGTGCTCGACATCGAGGCGGGCCAGTCCGTCTATCCAGGTGCGGATGCTCATGCCGACACCCCCAGCGCGGTCATGGTCAGCCCATACCGCTCCAGCTGCCGCTCCGAAACCCCGTAGTGCTCCTGAAGCCAGCGCAGCGCCGAGGCCCTGTCGTAGCCGAGCCAGACTCGCGCGAACTTGTACTCCTCGTGCGCGTCTCGCGCCTTCAGCAGCGTGGTGCGATGTTTGCGACCGGCATGGATGCACGACTCCGGCACCACGGCGACGCGGGTGTTCGACACCCACACCGACCACATGCCGCCCGGCTCCGGGAGTGCGAGATGGCGGCTGGCTTTCGGCAGGATCCCGGTGGGGGTGGTGATGTCCTCACGCAGGATCACCTCCACGAACGCCGGCCGGGACGGGACAGTTCGTTCGTCGGCTACAGCATTCGCTGCGGCGGCCTGTTCTGCGCGGTCTGCCAACTGCTCCGGATCGTCAGGGTCGGTCCAGGCGGAGAAGCACATGATCACCTGAGCGGCCTTCTGCGGCTCCTGGGCGCACCAGTCCACCAACTCCCGATGCAGGACCGCTGGGGGCTTGGAGCGGATGTCGTCGCACCAGCGCAGCGCAGCGGCGGCGATCTCGTCATGCGTTTCGAAGGTCATACCAGAACCCCCGACGAGAGGGGGACCGCCAGGATCGCCTCCGCGGTCTCGCGCCTGGTGTAGCGATACGAGCGAGACTTTTTCATCAGAGACAGCAAGAACTCTTGCGAAATGCCGGACGCTCGCGAGATCTGCCGCCACGTCCAACCCGCTGCCTTCAACTCCCGCAGGTGATCTCGCACGGCCGCGGCGGACACCATGCCGCGAAGGCAGCCGTAGCACCTCCCGGTGTCCGAGGCCGTCGGTTCGTATTCCACACCGCAGGACCGGCACACCCCCGCCGGGACAGCCACCGGGACATCCGGCAGCGCCTCGGCCAGGGCATCGCGCTCGTAACTTCGTGTCAGCCAGAACCCGGCCCAGATGCCGTCGGTCTGGCCGGAAGCCAAGGCTTCGGCGCCGCACCTCCAGCGCACCGGGCATTTGGTGCAGGCTGCTCGCGCGGCGGAGGTGTCGGCGTTGCTGGAGGCGGGGAACCACATCTCCGGATCAGCTGAGCGGCACGCCGCCTTCTTACGCCAGTCGCTCATGACTTCACCTGCTTCAAGCCGAGCATGTCCAGCAGCGTCCGCAAATCGTCCGCGTCGGTGGCGTACCGGGCAGCGGTGAGACGCGCCTTCGCCTGCTCCTCCGGGTCGTCGGGCTTCAACTCCCCAACCCCGCCGCGGAAGTTGACGATCAGCTGGTTGGTGTCGGTCACGAGTTCCTCCTTGCCTGAGCGGGGACCACAACCACCGGCGTGAGGCTGGCCAACCGGACCATCGAGGCGATGGCGATGGGGTCGAATCCCAGGCGGGACAGTCCGGTCGTGAGGGCTTCCCGGTCGGAGTCGGTCAGGTACTCCGAGCGCTGCTTCTTCTTCACAGCCCCACCGCCCGATCCAGCCACTCGTCGTGGCCGCGGTCCCATGCCTCGGTGTCGTCGAACTCCTCGCCGGCGTCCTCCGGTTCGGTGTCAGCTTCGGAGACGACGACGAACGGCCGGATCTTCGTCCACTCGTGCCAGATCACGCAGGCGCCGAGGGAAGCCGTTGCCACGGCGATGATCAGCACGATCCCGTTGCAAGCCACGATGGTCACAGCTCCGCCCCCGCCTTCTTCCGCTCCATCCGCTCGGCAACGCAGTTGCTGCACCCGCATGTCACCGGGTGGACTACGGTGCCCATCCAGAACCCGGTGCGCTCCCGGGTCTCCTCCAACTGCTGGAACCAGGGCTTACGCACAGTCCTCACCCCCGAGGTCTGTTGCCTCAGCGACGGTGTCGAGCAGGGACAGGCCGCGGCGGGCGCCGAACCATCCCGCGGCCTCCAGGGCGAGTTCCAGCTCGTGGGCGGGGTCTTCGATCCGCCGGACCGCTTCGACCTGTGCGGCGTTGCGGTCGAACGGCTCGAACCACGGCTTACGCACGGCCATCGGACACCTCCCAGCTGCACTCGCAGGTGTCGTGCATGGCGTACTTGCAAGGCGAGCACCAGTCCTGACCATGGAGGTCGTGGATGTCGGCGAGAGCGCCGCAGTGGCAGCGCATCCACGGCCAAGGGGTCGCCGGGTAGCGGCGGCGCACGGACGGCCGCAGCCACGCCAGGCGTTCGATAAGTTCACGCACGGCCGGACACCTCCAGTCCGGTGCGGAACTTCCCGCAGTAGCAGCAGCCGCCCTCATATGGAGCGGCCAGCGCGCACCACGCGCCACTGGAGGTGTCCGGGTCCGGGCTCGACGTGATCTCGCCGTACTCATCGGAGACGACCTGGAGACCGGTCTCCGCCCACTCGAACAGGTCGGCCGGGCAGGCGGTGGGGATCTTGTTCAGCTGGGCCGCGATAGCGCGGCGGGAATCACGCGTGACCATCGACAGTCACCACCTCGTAGCCCAGGTCCTTCAAGGCCCCAACGGCGTCGTGCTGCCCGAACTGGTCGGCGTTCAACGGTTCCCACTCCGCGATACGCCCGTCATCGAAAGCCGGGAACACATCCACCAACCGGGCGGGACGGTTCACGGCGACGATGACGAACGACGTCACACCCGCGTGGGAGATGTGCGGCGGGTCGAGTTCGTACACGGCGGCGTCGCGGCGAGCGAACGGACCCAGCTCGGTGGTGGCGTACAGGTCGGTGCGGTAGGCGGTGCCGGTCATGACCGCACCTGCCCATCCGGTGCGCCGTGGACCGCTACGCGCAGTTCCTCGATGGCGACGTGCAACCCTTCAGCGATGCCGTAGTAGCCGTCCCGGCGATGCTCGGATTCTTCGGCCGCCCACTTCTCGAACAGGTCGGTCACTCGATCCAGCTGCGCTTCCAGATCCGCGATTCGCTTGCGGGCCGCACGCAGGTCGGCGCCCAGGTCGGCGACGTTCTCCCACACCGCGCCCCAGTCGCCGTCGCCATCCTCGTCGATCAGGTGGTGCAAACCGGTCGCGTCGAGGACAGCCCGGCACTGCCGATCGATGATGGAGCCCAGGGTCTTGCCGCCGCGGCGGAGCTGGGCGATCTGCTCCTGCGCGGTGCGGCGGGACGCCCACGTCACGCGGAGGACGCGCAACGCCTGGGCGTAGCGGAACACCAGCTCGTCCTGCGACAGGCCGAGACCGGCCTGGCAGTCCTCCATGAACTGATTCGGGTTACGCATCGGGGTTCTCCTTGCGGCCGTGCTCGGCCATCCACTGATGTGTCGGGGTCCACTCGTCCCACCGCTGCACAGCGGCGGAGGTGGTGATGTCGTCGGCGCGGCGCGCGTGATGCAGGAGACCGTCGAGGGCGCCGGAGACGAGGTGGCCGACGAAGGTGTCGGCGATGGGGTGAGGCAGATGCAGGCGGGTCACGGAGTCACCGCCAATCCGGCGATGAGGCGCTTCGCCTCAGAGGTGCAGGCGACGCAGTCGGTGCGGCCCTCCATCTCCCACCACCGGGTCGACCAGACATAGGCGCTCGCCTTCCGGCAGACCGCGGTCACCTCGTCGCGCTCGTACGCGGACTCGTTCTTCTCGATGACCAGCGGCACCAGATGCACCGCCCGGCTACGGTCCTTCACGGCCCAGGTGTGGCCGTCGAGCTGCGGGCGTGGCTCCACTCCCCACCTCGGGGTGTGGGGGCAGTCCATGCTGACCTTGATGTCTTTGTGCCGCTTGATCACCAGGCGGAAGCCGAGCTTTTCGTCACGCTGTCGGGCAGCCTTGGAGCGCGAGAAGTTTTGCCACGCCTCGTCCTCGCTGTAGCAGTACCGGGCGAGGGACCAGGAGCATTCACAGCCACACGGGGCGATGACCACCCACGTGCACTGATCGGCCGGGACGGGGACGCCGTCGACCTCGAAGTAGATGGTGGTCACGGGGTCACCGCCGGGAACAGCAGCGCGATCAGGTGACCGGCGATCCGGTACTCCACAGACCCCGCAGGGTCCTCGGTGACCATCGCGAACAGCAGCTTCTCCAACGCCTCGCTCGTCGCGCAGGTGGCGACAGCGACGGCGATGTGGTGATCGACGGAATCGTCTGGCGTGGCCAGCAACTGGGCCACGTACTCCTCGTACGCGGCGGGGTGGGTCAGCATGATGTAGACTCATTTCTCGCGTGTGTTGACGTGTTGGCCGCCGGAGTTCCGTTCCGGCGGTCATTTCTCTTATGGAGAGTTGGGGGCACGCCCAGAACCCCCGACATCGCCTACTGGCGGCTCTGGGCGTGCGGCCTCACTGCGCAGCGGGTCAGGCTGTGGTGAGGGGGTAGGGGGTTCGACGTAGGCAGCGGCGGACCACAGGGCGTTCGCGATTGTCCGAACCTGCTGGTTGGACAGCGCGTACCAGTCCGGCCAGTACTGGAACTCCAGAGTCGTGGAGATGTAGACGCCGCCGTCGCAGGTGAAGATCTTCAGGCCGTTGTCGTCGTGCCACCACTGCATCTCCGACTGGTGGCTGTCGGTGGTGTGCTCGATACGGATCGGCGTGCGGGAGAGGTACGCCTGAGACGCGATCGACGCGAGGCGTTCGATCTCCGCGTGCAGGGTGCGGATTGCGTGATCCGAGCTGGGGAAGTGCCGGAGTTCGCCGCTCATCACCGCTCACCCCCGTCCGCATCCCGGCGGGGCGCGGCCAGGGGGGTAGCCGCTGCCTCACCGCCGGGACGCCCACCCTCGGCGGCAGGGGGGGTTGCGCCGAGGGGGTTCAGGAGCCGCCGGATACGGCGGTAGGTGGTGAACGGGTTCATGCCGCACCGCCCTGGGTCCGAGTTTTGCGAGCTTCGGCCGCACGCAGCATGGACTGGGCGCGCTCCAGCTGATTCCGCAACTCGACGTACCGCTGCAACCGGCCGTCCTCACGGGCCTGGATCTTCGCGGTGCGCTTGACCCCCAGGGCCACACCGCCAGCCGCCGCCCGATCGTTGATCAGCGGCTCGGTGAGCGGCGCCATCTGAGCTTCCAGGGTGGCGATCCGGTCCCGCCAGTACGACGCCGGGCGATACCGCCGCGGTTGGGGTTTCGGCCGGGGCTCCGGCTTCCGCTCCTCGGGGAGTTCCACCAGGTCCTCGTCGCCGTCACGGACGAACCAATCCAGCAGCGGCGGGAACCGCAGGTCGGGGTTCTTCTGGCCGGCCAACCACTCGTCGGCGCGCTGCTGGAGGATGGTCATGTACTCGTCGAGGGACATGCGGGTGCTCATGACGCCGCCTTGGTGACGCCCTCGTAGTACCGGTTCCACACCTCGTCGAACAGCGGCTTGTCCGCCTGCGTGTAGGCGTACACCTCGCGCACCGTGCCGTTCGGCAACTCCTGGAACGCCTTGTGCGGTGTCTCGCCCCGCTCGGCCAGATACAAGCCCTTGAGCCTGCGCCCGAATCCGGACGCCTTGGCGGCGATCATGTCCGACGCGAGGTCCTTCGACTTCAGGTAGTCGGACACGTACAGCGGCACGTCGGCCGGGTTGATCTCCGGCGTCTCCCCCAGGCCACGGGCCAGGACGACGCGCGCCTTCGCTTCGAGATGCTTCGGGTCGATGATCCCCTTGAACGCAGCGATCAGGTTCGCCTGAGCGGTCGCCCGGTTCGCCAGCACCTCAAGCTGATCCGTGGTCGCGGACGGGTTGATCGCACCGCCCTCATGGAAGTAGGCGTCGAGAGCGTCAGCGGCTTCGCGCTGGAACGCCTGAACGATCGGACGAGACTCCTCGTTCACCCGGTTCTCGTCGATCGTGGCGAGCCACATCGTCATCGTCCGGCGGTCGATCATCAACATCTCGCGGGAGCGTCCGTCCGGAGCAACCTCGGTGCTCATGACCGAGGTTGCCCACGACTTGGCCTTGAGCTTGCGGCGCTGCGACTCGACGTCGATGCCGATCGCATCGCACATCGGCTTCAGCGCGACGAACGGCTTGCCGTCGATCAGCGTCGCGACGAGCGATGCATCCGATCCACGGACGGGGATGGTTGCGAGTTCGGCGCTCATGCCGCCGCTCCCTTCTTGGCGGCTGCGGCTTTGTCGCGACGGTGGGCGGAGAACGCCGAACGGATCAACATCTTCTGCTGCTCGTTCAGCGGTGGCGCCGTCTCCAACTGCTCGTCAACCCACGCCTCCATCTCCGCCTCGTAGTGCTCCTGACGGGTGAGCTTGCGCGCGGTCATGACGCCTCCCGCAGACGGTTGAGGTTGACGAACGCGTCCCGCTCCAACCCCAGACACAGGGCGATAGACTCAAGCTCGTCAACGGTGAAGGGGTTGATGTCATGCAGGCGCCGGCGCAGGGTTTCGCGTGGAATGCCGGTCTCGTCAGCCAGCTGCTTCCAGGAGATGTCCTTGTGTTTGATCGCCGCTCGGACGGAGGCGGAGACCTGGCGACGGAGCGCCGGTGATCTACCCATGTAGGTAGCTTATCCGTCTACATGGGTAGGTGGCAAGGTATTCGCCGGATTGCGTTTGCAGGTCGATTCAGGGCGGACAAGTGCGGACGGTATGGTTACCGCCCTATCGCGATACCCATTTGGGTAGGTAACCTACGAGCCATGGCTACGAACGCACGTCAGATCGGGAAACTGACGCGCTCGATTGTCGCGGAGATCCGCGCACGGCGAGTCCGACTCGATATGACACAAGAAGCGTTGGCGGAGAAGTCGGGAGTTCCCCTGCCAACCCTCGGGAAGATCGAGCGCCTTCAGGCGCCGATAGATGTGGAACAGCTCGAACGCATTGCCATCGCCCTGGGCATCACCCCGGACGAACTGGTCGCAGATGCGCTGTCCAACGCTGCGGTCGCCGAAGCCGCCACCGCGGCGAGCGCGCCGGAGTCCAAGGACCACATCGAACAGGTCGCTTCTCGCAAGCGCGCCGCCCGCAACGGCACCTCCCGCTCGCGATAGGACATCCACACGCCAGTTATCCACCCGACATCATCGTTGAATTGCCAGCCGGCCAGGGCCCGCGACCCCAGCGCGAACACTGCGTAACCCGCCGCAGATAGCTTGGCCTTCTGGATGCTGTCCAGGGCATTCCTGGGTATGACTTCGATTCGCCCTTTGTCGATCACGACGGATCCGACGATCACCCCATCATCCGAGGGGGTAAGTGTTCCACAGGGTGGGGATACGAGGATCCCGAGTGCTTCGAGGTCTGCGTACCCTGCTGTGCATGGATCTGGATCGTTGCGGCTCATCGGAGCGCCGCCTGGATGCCCACCCTCACTGAACCCATACCCGAACATACATTCGATCCACGGAGGATGGGAACCCCGATCCTGGAATCGAGCAAACGCGGCGCCCTGCGGCGGAGATGATGGCCTGATAGGACTACGGTGATCATCGGGCCACCGCCGGTAATCGCACCACCTCGGCTGAGACCAGTCCCTCATCTGCCATGACGCCACCCTCCGCTACCGGCCCGGCCCCCACTCGGATCCGTTTAACGCTCTACTAGTTGTGTGAGGCCGATCATAGTCAGCATCCGACCGGCAGCCTAGAGCTTTCGCGGCAAATCGCCCAATTTAGCAGACCGTTATGGTCGACCGCGCGACAAGTTAGCTGGTTGAGGCGCAACAGTCTTCGACATGGTCTTGGCTACAGCGCCTCGGGGACTTGCCATATGGCAAATTCCAGCATCGATCTAGCTAATTCCACCTGAGCGAGAATCTCGACACGTCAACGGAGTTCCGACCGACCGGTTCGTGAATCCCGGCGTACCACCGGCAATCCCCTCCGGATCATCGGGTCAAAGCTTCCACTGGATCTTGATCCGCTTCGGGTCGAAGTGCCCCGTCTTCAACGCCTTCTGAAATTTGATCACCATAAGGGAATCTATGATTGCCCGGCGACGATCCAGAAGCAGCCCAGGAAACTCGCCCGCATCCGCGCCCACCACGCCCTTGAACAAACGTGCCATGTTCGCGTCCTGCATCGCAGTCTCGATCTGTTCCAACCGTGTCCGCGCACGCTCCGACCCGGACCGCAACTGTTCCCGACTCAACACCCCGTCTGCATAGTCGATCGCCAGAGTGTCCAACTTCTCCCGCAGAGCCGCCGCTTCCAAGCGCAGCTCGTGCAGATCCGGTCGGTTCTGATCCACCAGAAGTTCCATCGCATCCGGGCGAGACAATCTCCTCACCACCAGCCGCGTCACATGCCTGTCTGCGTGATCCACCTGCATCTGCACCTTGAAGCACGTCCCACACCTATAAGCCGGGCGCCGGGTGCGCGTAGTGCCCGTGACATCCATCGGGTTGCCGCACATCCCGCACAGGGAGATCCCCGTCTGGAGATACACGCGGCCCGTGGAAGTTCCGGAGCGCCGGGACGGATCGGCGAGGATGTCACACACCGCCTGAAACACATCCTCGGTCACGGCCGCCGGCCACTTCGCCTTGCCTAGGATCTCGCCGTTGTACGCCCGGAGACCGGCGTAGCGCGGGTTCTGGAGGATCTTGCGCACCGACACCTGGGACTTGAATTCGTTGCCCAGCGTGGACTTCAGCCCCCGTTCGTTCCATGTCCTGACGATCGACATCAGGGAGTGCCCCGACAGGACCATCTCGTACGCTTCGGTCACCGCGGCCAGCTCCGTTGGGACAGCGGTGTCATCGAGGTTGTATCCGAACGGCCGTCTTGACGCCCATGTCTCACCCGCCTCGGCCATCTGCCGCATCTTGCGTTTCTGCCGCGCCGAGCGACGATCGATCTCGGCGCGAGCCACAGCACCCTTGATGCGCGCGATCATGCGGCCGTTGTCCGTGGAGAGGTCCACATCGCCCGTCACGGTGGCGAGGGGTATGCGCATCCGGTCGGCGAGGGGAATCAGGTACTCGAGGTCGATGGGCTCACGGTAGAGCCGATCGAGGTCCCAGCACACCATCGCCTGAACGGTGCCCGCTTCGATGTCGACGAGCATCTGATCCCACGCAGGCCGTTTCCGCTTCGCGCCGACGGCGGAGGTGTCATTGTCGACGTAGTCGATGGGCTCCCATCCGCGTTGCGCGCACAGCTGGTGGCAGTCGTCGCGTTGGCGGGAGATGGCGAGCTGGTCGTCTTCGCGGTCTTCGGACTGGCGGAGGTAGACAGCGGCGCGCTTCACGGTAGCCTCCATCGGCATTCGGCAGCCCTGGACGGCCGCCGCGGTGAACGCTACTCTAGTGCAGTGGTTTTCGTACCACCAGATTGCTCGTGGTACGCAAAACACGCCTCCTGTTATCTCGTCTCCCGTGGATGCTACCTGTGGCGAATCGCCTGCTCAGCAAGCCAGCTAGGACCGTTATGTCTAGTTCAACGAGCGCCATGGGCTCGGCAGTTCCCACCTCACCACAAAGGATCCCGCACATGCGCATCCGAATCGCCCTCACCGCTCTTGCCGCCGCGGCGCTCGCCCTGACTCCCTGGCCCGCCGGCGCTACCCCGTGGCCGGGTTGGACCGATGGCCAGCAGATGGAGGTCCGCCTCCTCGCCGGTGGCGTCAACCGCCAGTTCCAGCCGGACATCATCACCACCGCCGCCGAGGTGTGCGCCGTCCTCCGCGTCGACGGGAGGGACGCCGCGCTCGAGCATCTCGGGTCGCGCGGATACTTCGCGGGCTACCAGCGCGGCTACACCCTGGGCGTGATGGTGGACGTGGTGTGCCCGGCCATGCTGGGCGTGATCCGATGACCACCACCGAACGCGCCCGGCACGAGATGCTGCCGCCGATCACGGAGGACACCGCCCGCGATCCCGCGTTCCTGGCGGCGAAACTCACCGAGGCGCTCGACCGCGCGGCAGTCATCGGGCAGGACTACGACAGCTCGCGCGCGGAACTCAGATACCTGCGCGGCAGGATCCAGCAGATCCGAGATCAGCTGCGGCTGTGCGCCTCATGACCGTGACGATCACGTTCGACGTGCCGGAGGAATGCGCGAAGAACATGCCACACGAGTTGGAGTTGCTGGCGGACTTCATGGAGCCGCTGACGAAGTGGCTGACCGAGCGCGGTGGCGGCGTGTCCTACTCCAACACGCTGCGACCGGCGTAACACCACCCGGTTACGCGCAGATGAGCAGCCGACGGCCCACATACTGGGCGATCCACCGCAGGGGGGAATCCCTGCCAAACCTCCAGGGGAATCCATGACCGACCCGCACTACCCTCCTGCTGACCACTACAGCTACCGAGTGCTGCACGAGGATGGCGTGTTCGTCGCCCGGTGTGCCGAGTTCCCCGCGCTGAGCTGGGCTGCACCCACGCCGGAGGATGCCCGGATGGGGCTGGTCAAGCTCGTCGAGTCCACGCTGCGGGATCTCGTCGCCTCCGGTGGAGACGTCCCCCGGCCTGAGATCCCGTTCTCGCCGCCGGTTCCGCAGCACCACTTCC